ACCGTGCCATGATGGAATTGGGCTACGATTCAGCCCCTTGCATCGTGGTACCGAAGGAAACCCCTATCGAGCGGCTGAAAGCCTATTCGGTCATCGATAACAACGGATTTGGCAAGTGGGATTGGGACATGCTGGCAAATGAATGGGATGCCGCCCAACTGTCGGCCTGGGGCGTGGACTTGTTCATCAGCGAGGCGGAGCTGAACCCTGACGACTTTTGTTCCGATGGTGACGAGAGCAAAACCAAGAAGGGCGAAAAGATTACCATCATCCTGCCTGAAAAGCTAATCGGGTCGAAGGATGAAATCAAGGGAATATTGGAGAACGGGCTGAAAGCCTATGAGGGTGTCAGCGTAAAATAACGGGCTATGGAAACAATCAAGAGGGCTGTGCTGCCCATTTCGTTGCTGGATGAGAATGTAGGCCAAATTGACGGCCTGCCGACCAATCCGAGGGAAATCACCAAGGAAAACTTCGATTTGCTGAAACAAAACATCGAGGATTATCCCGAATTGCTGAACTACAACCTTTTGAAGGTTTTCCCGCTTGACGGCCGCTATGTGGTCATCGGCGGCAATATGAGGCTTCGGGCATTGCGTGAGAGCGGATGCGAGGAAATCCCGTGTTGCATCTTGGATGAAGACACGGACATCGATAGGCTTCAGGCCTACACCGTCCTTGACAACGCGTCCTTTGGCCGCTGGGATTGGGAAAAGCTATTGAACGAGTGGGATGCTGACGAGCTGCCCCAATGGGGCTTGAACCTTCCCCAATATGAGGATTCCGATTTGGACGGCCTTTTCGATGTTGAGGAAAAGGAGAATACCGACCGCCTTACGGTGGTGATTCCCGAAAGCCTCGCCGACATGAAAAAGGCCATCAAGGACGATGTAGAGAATTTGCTTACCAACTACAATGGTATAAAGTTATTATGAAAAGACAAGTAATTACCCACAATGAGATAGAGGGTTTCCATCGTTACCCTGACGCGCCAGCGTTTTGCGCCTACCTTGGAAACAAGCACCGCCACAACTTTGTGATTGAATGCGGTTTCAATGTGTCTCACAATGACCGTGAGATTGAGATTATCGACCAGCAAAGTCGAATTGCCAAATCCATCGAGGTTCAGTTCGGGCGACCTGCCGACTTCGGCGGCTTTTCGTGCGAGGATATTGCCGAGTGGCTTATGGATGAGTTTGAGGATATGGAGTACTGCAAAGTTTTGGAGGATGGCTATGGAGGTGCTTCATTGTCCCGATAACATCAAAATCCATTACGCTTGGGCGGAGGTTCAGAACCAATTTGTCGCCGTGCGTGAGTTGGGTGTGAATTACGCCCTTTATACGGCTTTTCCATTTGTGGAAAGAATGTTGTTCGGAAACAAGGCCAAAAGCCCCATAATGGCCTTGAAAACGATGTCAGACCCGAAAATTGACATCCCGCGTGAGTGTGCCTCCACCATGAAGCACTGCATTCAGGATTCGGGGCTGTTTACCCTGATGTTCGGTGCGCAAGCGGGAAACCATGATGAAAGCGTGATTGGCCGCTGGTATGATGCGCTGGTCGAGTTCACCCTTGCCCACGGCAACGGTGCCACCTGCGTTGAAGTGGACTGCCAAAAGGTTCTCGGGGTGGAAAAGGCATGGGAGTTCCGCGAGAGGATGCGGAAGGATTTGCCCAATAGGATTATCAATGTTTTCCACTTGGAGGATGGCCAAAAGGGGCTTGACCGCCTCATTGAGTTCTCGGACTACATCGCCGTTTCGGTGCCTGAATTGAGATTTGCCGGAAAGAAGGACTACACCTACAAAGTGGCCTCCTACATAAAGAACCGCAAGCCCGAAATCGACATCCACCTTTTGGGATGCACGGAAATGGCCTTGCTGAAACAATGTGCCTCGTTCTGCACCTCGTCCGATTCCACTACCTATGTGAGCGGCAAAAGGTATGGCTTTGTCGGCAAGCACCACATCCGAAACATCAGGACTGAAGATGTTCGGAAGCTGGTTGGGGATGGGATTTACGATGCCATTCACCAATACAACAACGAGCAAAACACCAATTTCCTTTGCCTTTCCATTGAGTCCTTCAAACGCAAGTACCAAAACGCAGTAGGAAATCAGGATTATAGTAGAATAATAGAATATAATAACAAGAATATTGATATATGAGAAAGACGAACGAAAACTTGTTGATGCTCAATTTGTTCTTTGTGGTGAGCATCGTGATTGCAAACGTGGTGGGCTGCAAGGTGGTGGATTTCGGTTTCTCCGTGTTCGGCCACCGCTGCATATCGTCAGGGGGTGCCTTGACCTATGCCGTGACTTTCCTTTGCACGGACATCATCGGAGAGATATGGGGCAAGGATGAGGCAAAAAGGGCGGTGATGCGCGGATTGCTGATTCAGGTCTTTGCCCTGATACTGATAATTGCCACCCAATACCTGAAAGCCATCGACCCAGCCATGCAGTCGGCATACGAAATGCTGTTGGGTCAGTCGTGGTGTTTCGTGCTTGGCAGTTTGTGTGCCTATTTGTGTTCCCAATCGTGGGATGTGTGGATATTCCACAAGCTGCGTGACAAGTACGAGGGCGAACCTAAATTGAGGTGGATTTGGAACAATGGCAGTACCATGACCTCCCAAGTCATCGACACTTTTGTTTACGCCCTGATATCTTTCGGGCTGGGGATGGGCTGGCTATGGAAGGCCGGGGGCATCGGCCAGTTGTTCGGCTTGATGGTCGGTCAGTATGGCATCAAGTTCATCCTCGCCCTGATTGACACCCCTATCTTCTATTGGTTTACCCGAAATTCCAAGAATACCAACCACTAATAAAAAACAAAGAGCCATGTTTTATGTGAGCAAAAGAATGGAGATTGCGGGCAGTCACCGCCTGAATCTCTCCTACGAAAGCAAGTGCCAAAACCTGCACGGCCACAATTGGATTGTGACGGTGTATTGCAAGGCCAAGAAACTGAATGGTGACGGGATGGTGTGCGACTTCACCGAGATAAAGCGCAAGATTCACGGAAGGCTTGACCACCAAAACCTGAATGAGGTGCTGCCCTTCAATCCGACCGCCGAGAACATCGCCCGCTGGGTCGTTGAGCAAATCCCTGAATGCTACAAGTGCGCCGTTCAGGAAAGCGAAGGAAATACCGCCATCTTTGTCTCCGAGGGCAAGATGGGCAAAAACCATGTCGAGCCATGAGAGTAAACGAGATTTTCTACTCGATTCAGGGCGAGGGGTACAACACGGGGAAACCCGCCATTTTCATTCGCTTGTCGGGCTGTAACCTGAAATGCCCCTTTTGCGACACCGAGCATCAGCCCCATAAGGGAATGACTTACGATGAGATTGTGAGGGCTATCCTGGACTATCCATCGGATTTGGTCGTGCTGACCGGCGGGGAGCCGACCCTTCAGGGCATCGAGGAGCTGATTGCCAAGATTCACCAAATCGGCAAGCAGGTGGCCATTGAGACCAACGGCACCCAGCCCCTGCCGAAAAACGTGGATTGGATTACGGTCAGCCCCAAGGCCGCTTTCGTTGGTGAAAAGGGAAAGCCCGTCATCGACTTCGCTATGGAGGTGAAGGTGATATTTGACGGCATCCATGAGCCTGACGACTACGGCATTGCCGCGCCCCACTACTACCTGCAGCCCTGCGACACGGGCGATGAGGCAAGGAACGCCGAGATTGTGAAACAACTGATTGAATATGTGAAAGGACACCCGAAATGGAAAATATCACTCCAAACCCAAAAGATGTTGAAAGTGCGTTGAGAACCCTGATTCGTGCCATTGGCGAAGACCCCGACCGCGAGGGGCTGCAAGGCACACCCGACCGCATCATGCGGATGTGGAAAGAGATTTTCAGGGGCTACGACCCGAACCAAAAGCCCAAGATTACCACCTTCGCCAATGAGGATGGGATGACGGACATAGTTTTCGATGCTGGGGATTATTACTCGATGTGTGAGCATCATATCCTCCCCTTCTTCGGAAAGTATTACTTCGCCTATATCCCAGCCCCTGACGGGCGTATTTTGGGCATTTCCAAGGTCGCCCGTGTCGTGGGGTATTGCGCCGCAAGGTTGCAGCTTCAGGAACGGCTGGCCTCCGACATTGTTAAGATGCTGACCGAAGCCCTTGACGGCAAGGTGCTGGGGATGGCATTGGTGATGAAGGGAAAGCACCTTTGCAAGACGATGCGGGGTGTCCGCAACGATGGAAATATGACCGTGGCACACCTTGAAGGCCTTTTCAAGACCGATAAGGAATGCCGCGATGAGTTCTATAAACTAATTGATTTGCAGCAATGAAATACTCACTTGCATTGGTCAAGACGGCCGAGGATTGGGTGAGCCTACATGGCCTTATCGACTACGGCGGTGGTCAGCTTCAGGACTTTATCAAGGTGCTGGGGATTGATGATAAGACCTACCGCCGTTGGATGATTGAAAAGGAGGACTTCAAAGCGGCCATTGAGAGGGCAAAGGAGGATTACAAAAAGACCCTGACCCACGACCTCCACGAAACGCTGGCAATGGCGGCAAAGGGTTATGAGAAAGAAGTGACCGAGACGGAGTACCGCCCCAATCCGAAGGATGAAAGCAAGCCCATCATCACCAAGATGAAGCGCAAAAGGCTGATTTTCGAGCCTAACGTGGGGGCTGCGATTTTCCTGATTACCAACCTTGACCCCGAACACTACCAAAACCGCCAAAACAGCAACATCGCCGTGAAGTCGGCAAATGAAAAGGAAATGACCTTGGATGAAGTCAATGCCGAAATCGAACGCCTTGAGAAGTTGGAGAGCAAAGAATGATGAAAATGACTGAAGCCGAGAGACGGAAAAAACTATTGAAGTTGAAGCAGGCCAAATTGAGGCTGGAAGCTCCAACCTCTTTTTCCCATTTCATTGGCTACAGTAATCCCAAATACCAACTTGAATGGTTTCATCGTGTTATTGCTGAACATTGTCAGATGTTATTTGAGGGTAAGATAAAGAACTTGATGGTCTTCGTGCCGCCCCAGCATGGCAAGTCGGAAATCATATCCCGAAACTTCCCAGCTTGGGTTCTTGGGCGTGACCCTGACCTAAAGATTGCATCTTGCTCTTATTCCTCCGACCTATCTGAGCAATTCAGTAGGTGTGTCCAAAGGATTATCGGAAGTAAAAAGTACCAAGACATTTTCCCTGATACATATCTTGCCACTAATCCAAAGGCAAGGGATGAATCCGATACATATACAAAAAATTTGGACTTGTTTGAGGTGGTAGGTCATTTTGGATTTTACAAGGCCGTTGGTGTGGGCGGGCCATTGACGGGTACGCCCGTGGACATCGCCATCATCGATGACCCCGTGAAGGATGCCACCGAGGCATATTCTCCCGTGTACCGTGAACGGGTGTGGAATTGGTACAACACCGTATTGACCACCCGTTTGCACAATGATTCCAAGCAACTCTTCATTATGACCCGTTGGCATGAGGATGACCTTGCGGGGCGCATCTTGAAAACGGAGCCTGACGAATGGATGGTGCTTTCTATTCCTGGCATTTGCGAAAAAGAGAATGACGGGGGATTGAGCCATCGGCATATTGGCGACCCGCTATGGCCTGAACGGCATTCCTTGGCGAAGCTGGAGAAACAAAGGAACCGTTCACCGCGTGAGTTCAGTGCATTGTACCAGCAGCGTCCCGTGATTGAGGGTGGTAACATCGTCAAGCGTGATTGGTTCGGCAAGATTAGCCCCGCCGACTTCAAGGCGTTGCGTTTTGAGGAACCGATTCACTTCTACCTTGACACAGCCTATGAGGAACGCAAGGTAAAGGGCGACAATGACCCCAGCGGCATCCTTGCGGCTTGCCGTATTGGTACGATGATATATCTGACCCATGCGATGAAGGTTTACAAGGAAATGCCCGACCTACTGCGATTCCTCCCTGAATACATACGGACGCAAGGCGGGAATGGTGAGAGCAAACTCCACGTGGAGCCGAAGGCCAACGGAAAGAGCGTTGTGCAGATGTTGAAGGCCGTTTCGACCCTGAATGTGAAAGAGACGGAGCCGCCCACCGATTCCAAGGAAACGAGATTGAAGGTGGTTTCGCCCCGTATCGAGTGCGGCCGTGTGGTGCTGGTCGAAGGGAGTTGGAACGATGACTTTTTGGATGAGGTTTGCGGCTTCCCAGCCTTGGAGCATGACGAGTTCGTGGATATTCTCGGGTACGCCATTAACGACCTCTACGAGGATGATGATGATATAGATTACGATAACATAAGGATTCGATAACTAAAACTTTAATATTATGGTATTCTTTGAATTATTCCGCAATTATGTGAATGCCCTGATTGGTAGAAATCAGGAATTCGAAAAACTTTTGGCCGCAAAGGACATTACTGCGGTCAAGGAAAGAATGACCTCAAGGGTGGATGAGGTGTTGATGGCATTGAAAGTGTACGACACCATGTCCCATGAGATTATGAAACGCCCTGACAAGGAAATCACCGACAAAAAGGGGAAATTCCTCAGGTACGAACCCGTTTGGAAAATCCCAATCCCCTATCCCGTTTTCATCAACGAAATTGCGCTGGTTTTCCTTTACGGGCGACCCGTGAAGTGGACGCAACTTTCCGAGGGTACGGATGAAGGCTTCAAGGCCTATCAGGATTTCATCAAGGATGTGAGGTTTGACAGCAAAATCCGTGAGTGCAAGCGCATTGCAGGTGCAGAGACTGAATCGGCAATGCTTTTCCGTGTGTACCGTGATGAGGATGACAACACAGCGAAATGCCAAATAAGGGTGCTGGCAAAGAGCAAGGGCGATGAAATATACACCCGATTCGACCAATACGGTAATATGCTTGCCTTTGCCTGGGGCTACTTCGTGAAGGATGACGGCGAGGGCGCGACCTACCACTTCGATGTGTTCACAAAGACTGTTATCTACCATTGCACAAAGAAGGCGTTGGGATGGGAAGTGATTGAGGAAATCAACTTCATCGGTAAGATTCCCGTAATCTATTTCCTGCAAGAAAAGGAATGTGAAGGCGTTGAGATATTGATTCATCGTGAGGAATCGATGGCCAGCCATACCGCCGATACCAACGACTACTTTGCCGACCCAATGCTTTTGATGGCATCGGAAATCATCAAGAATCTGCCTGAAAAGTCGGAAGCTGGAAAGACGTTGTTCACGAATGATAAGGACGGCGTGGATAAGGCGGCAAAATACCTGACTTGGGACAATGCCTCCGAAAGCAAGCAGAAGGAATTGGAATGGTTGCAGACCCAAATCCTCCAAAAGTCATTCACCCCGAACATCACCACCGACAGCCTGAAAGCCCTTTCGCAGTTGTCTGCCAAAGCATTGAAGACGGTTATGATGCTGGCCGACATCAAGGCATCAAAGCGCAAGGAAAGCCATGATGAATTGCTTGACCGCACCGCTTCCCTGATTAAGGCCATTATTGGAAACGTGCTTAATGTTTCCCTGAAATCGCAATGTGACAGCTTGATTGTCGGGCATGAGTTTCAGGAGCCTTTCGGCGATGACATTGCCGATGACCTTGACAATGTGATTAAGGCCGTGGACGCTGGCATCATGTCAACCGAGACTGGCATTGAGCTGAACCCGCTAATCAAAGACCCGCACCGTGAATCGGAGCGTATCGCCTCCGAGGCCGAGGAACGTATGAAACAGCAGCAGTCCATCTTCAACAATGGGGATGAAGGCGGCGCGGCCTCCTTTGATGATGATGACGAAGGAAAGAGGAATCAAAAATGATTGAGTGATGGCAAAGAACCAAGGCATCGACCACAAAGCCGCCACGGCCGCAAGGATTAAGCGGACGGAGGCATACGCCGAAAAGGTGAGGCTGTTGTTTGCGCAGACCGTGAACGAGATCCTCGCGCTTAACAAGACCATGCCGAAATTGGATGACGGCGTGATGTTCTCGTTTGACGGTGAAAGTATGAAAAGGCAAAAAGAGGTCGAGGCCTTGCTTCGCCGTTTGCATTCGTCCGTGACGATGGCCATTCAGCAGGGTGTGAACCTTGAATGGGCGCAGGCCAATGCCGAGGCCGACAAACTCATCAAGTCGGTGTTTGGTCAAAAGGTGCTGGATAGCCCTGAATTTACGGCATGGACACAGCGGAACAATGCAGCCCGTGACGCTTTCCTTGCGAGGTCGGAAAAGGGGTTGAACCTCTCCGATAGGGTTTGGAAGTCGGTCAGGCAGTTGCGGGATGAAATGGAGGTAGCCATTACGGTTTCCGTTGGCGAGGGCAAGTCGGCCTCCGCGATGTCGAGGGATGTGAGGCAATACCTGAACGACCCCGATTTGATGTTCAGGCGTTTCAGGTACAAAAAGGGTGAGGATGCCGAGGGCAACCCCATCTATGGCCGCAAGTGGAAAAAGCGCGTGAAGGATGAGGCCACGGGAAAATACAAGTGGATTGACTACGACCGCGATTCATACCCCACGGGTCAGGGCGTTTACAAGTCATCGGCAAAGAACGCCATGAGGCTGACCCGTACCGAGACCAACATCGCCTACCGCCGTGCCGACCATGAGCGTTGGCAACAAATGGACTTCGTGCTGGGTCAAAGGGTGCAGTTGTCAAAGAACCACCCAAGGAAAGATATCTGCGACAAGCTCCAAGGGGATTACCCGAAAGAGTTTGTTTTCGATGGCTGGCACCCTCAATGCTTTTGCTTCGTGACCCCTATCTTGGTGGATGAGGAGGAAATGGCCAAGGTGAACGAGGCCTTTTTGAAGGGTGAAAAGTACATTCCCAAGGGGAAAAAGATTACCGAGTACCCCGACAACTTCAAGGAATGGGTCACAAGCCACGCGGAGGATATTGCGGATGCCCGCGATAGAGGGACGGAACCCTACTTCATTCGCAATAACGCTGGGGTGATTGATGAAATACTCAACCCGCAACCCAAAGAGCTGTCAATCGCCGAAAAAGCGGCCTTGCGCCATGCTGCCCGAACATCCGAACAAGAGGATGCCATCAGGCGGGCGTGGGCTGAACGCAACCATCAAAGGGAGGTCATCAAGAAGGGTGCTGGCAATGTGCTGAAGGTTGCCCAAGATTGGCCGGAGGTGGATTACGCCGACCTGCAGGCGGCTATTGATTCAGGCGACTATATGAGGATGAAGGCGGCATCGAAGGCCGTTGCTCAATCCATCGTGGCCATGAGGAACGAGGAAAAGGCGTTGTCAAGCCTGATTCCGAATGTGCATGACCTGCATCATTCCTATTCGCTGAATGAGCTTCAGGAGGCGTTTAGAGAGTTGGATGGCGTAATGAACAAGTGGCTGTCAAAGTATGGGTATTCTTCAATCGACAACGCTCCTTTGGCACATCTGCGGAATAAGCTGGACTTTGAGCTTACAAGCCCGACAATCAGCTATAAGCACAAGGATATTGTTCAGAAGGCCATAAACGAAAAGATTAGGGTCGTAAACCAAAAGATTGAATGGGATAACTTGGTCGCAAAGGCCGCAACCCTCAAATCATTCAAGACCAAATCTTCCATCTTCAAGGATTGCCTGACCAAGATAAACGATGCCATAAAGCGGAACGACCTTGCCGCCCTGCAAAACAGCATTGCGGAGGCTGAAAATCAGCAGATGAAGCTCATTGATAAGCAAATCAAGCGTGGCGGTGACATTAAGAGTGCGCTGAATAAAGAGTACAAGGGCGGTGCGATAGGTAAGGATATAACGGCAAGTGTCGATACGGCAACTATGGTGTCCGAAGACCCATACGGAGGCACGTTTACAAATAACGTGGCAAGGCTTCAGGGCTTCGATGCGCCCGCCAAGTTGGTGTCAGAACAAGAGTTTGATACACTGTCGAAGGCGTGTGGCGATGTGTTTTATAGGACGGTGAATCCAACGAAATTCAAAGGCAAGAATATGACAAGCGAGGAATTTGCCTCGCAGTTATATGTTGCAGATTTGTTGGAACTCAATGGGCCTGGCGGTCGTGTGTATGGTGACGGTATGTATGTGGCCACCGCTTCGTGGGATGGTGGCTCCTTGCATCCATTAACGGATTCCCTGAAAAGGACAGCCTATCAGGATAGTATTTGCTATGGTCGAGGTAGGCACACCATATCGGAAATGACATGGACGAGGAAACCGAAAATAATCAAGCAGAGTGAGTTGTATAGGATTTGGCGTAAGTTAAGCCGTGCCGAACAAATGAGGTTTGATAATAATGAAAACACCTACGCTTGCGCCCTTGGCTATGATGGAATGTATTGCGATGGTGTCAATTATATGGTCATTTGGAATAGGTCAATAATAGCAGTAAAGAAAAGATAAAAAAAGAGCCTCGTAATTCGTTGTACGAGGCTCTTTTCATATTCAAAGATGGGTGTTACCAATAGGCTACCACATCGTCAATATTGATATTATTATTGATGATTTTGCCAAGTCTTGTATTGTCATACATCAGAGCCATGCCAATATAGTCGGCGGCTAATTTGACCTTGCCGTCATCGGTTACAATCCACCAATCCTGAATACGGAAAATCCCGTCATCGCCTTTGTCTATTTTTGCCCAAATTTGATAATTGGCTGGTTTTTCCTTCATCATTTTGATGGCGTTTTCCAATGCCTCTTTTTCGGTCTTGAAGTACGGATATTCCTGAATTGCCTTTTTATGCTTTTCAGCAAATTCAGGATTGTAGCCCATTCGGGCTTCGGCGGATTCAAATAGCATCCGCATTTCAATTTGGCTGATTCTGAATTGATATTCCTCGTTCATATTGCGTTGGTGTTAGATTGTTGTTTTTTATAGAAGCCGCCTTTGCAGGGCGTGTCGTGATGGTACAAGTCCCAGCATTCGGCCTTTATGTCGCATTGAGCGCATGATGAAAGCCAATTTCCGGGCTGACGCTGGTAAACGATTCCGTTGATGGTGATTTCATTCATTTTGATTGCCCTTTCCTTTGAAGATAGCCGATGCGGATGACGCATCGTTTGTTTTCGAATTGGGTTTTGCCGTTGATGGCGTTTGTGAGGTACTTATATGAGATATTGATGGCCTCATGCGGGATGGTGTCGAAAATGGCCTTCAGCGACCCGAAATAGAAGTCGGATTCGCCGTTGTAAGGCTCTTTGAGGTGCAGATGTACGACTTTGGTTTTCATATTGAGAATTTGGACGCAAAATTACGCCATATTTTTCGATTGGCGAGCGGTTTTGATGGATTATTCATATTATTGTCAATGAACGTGTCAGGGGCTTTATTTTGCCCCTGACACATGGGATTTGGTTCAGGCGGTTTCGCCGATGATGAAGCGGGCTGCTTTTTCAGCCCTTGACGAAGCCCATACGATTGCATGGTTGTCGTTTTTGAGGTGTGAGAGCCAGCCCTGAATGTAGGCTACGGAGTTGGTGAAAGCCTTGGCGCAGTCGATGCCGATATTGTTGCAAAGCATCGCAGACCCGATTTCGGCCACCAATTCCTCCCTTGAATATTCCTCGTTGCCGAAGGCGGCAATCCCCTTGCGTTCGCTGTCGCGGTCACAACGGGACTTTGACTTGGTGCTGTGGACTAACTCATGGAAGGTGGTGGAATAGTATTCCTCGGGGATTTGGTACTGCGTGAGCATCGGGACATTGACGGTGTCGGTGGCCGGTGAATAGTAAGCCCTATCGGTCGGACGGTCATTGTGGAACGTGAGGGCGGTTTCCCGTGCAAGGTAGCCGCTTATGACGGCCTCCGCTGCCTCGATGGGCTGGATGGTGGGTTCGGCGGGTTCATCGGCCTTGATTTTGGTTTGGATTCCCGTGGTGTCGTCAATGTGGAAAACATTGTAGTAGCGGAGGATGGGAACGAGATATTCCTTGGCCGTGTTGATGGTTTCCTCGTTGCCTTCGTCATCGACCACGGTCTTTTTGTCGTACTTGACGCGGGCGAAGAAAACGACCATTCCGGCCTTTGCGCCCTTTTTGATGGAGCCGCCCAAGTCCTTCACTTGCTTGAAGGTGAGCCATTCTCCCTCCTTGCCCAGCAGTAATTGGTTGAGCATTGAATAGGGTTTGCGTGAAACATAGTTGATTGCGCCGCCATCGGCGAGGCAAGCCCCTGACCAAGGCTTGCGCCACGGGATGATGCCTTGTTCAAGTTGGCTGATGATTCGGTCGGTGACCATTTGATAAACATTGTTACTCATAGTTGCGTTGATTTAGAAGGTTATTAAATGATGTCGTTTACGGTGGTGATGATTTGGTCTTGTTCATTGAGCAATTGGACGGTGTAGCCGCTTCCATTGCTCCATGCGTGGTACCCGTCCAAACTCATTACGGACGGGGCGTTGATTGTCATTTTGGTGAAATCACCCATTGCATGAATGTAGCCTATAAAGTAGTTGACCACGGCCTTGTAAAGGCTTTCCTTTGTGGTGTCGCTGAAGCAGTATTCCCACTTCATTTTGTCGTTTTGCTTGACTTGGATTTTTGCTTTGAACATGATTGATGGTGTTTTTATGTTAGTGTTTATTGTTCGTCCTGAATTACAAAGATTCTGCCTTTGACTTCATCAGTATGAACATTCATACCTTGCTGGCCAGCCCATTTCAAAAGCTGTGTGGCGGCTTTTTTGGATGTCGTTCCCGTGTACCCCATATTAACGAGGTTCCAGCGCATTTTTTCAGTTGCAGTCATTGTTCGTCCTCCTCCTCTTGGTCTTCGATGTCGCCGTTTTGGATGGCATCGAGTTTGTCCGTGTCCATTGACCAATAGCGTTTTGCCCGATTGAGGCATTTGCGCCAAAACTTGACCCATTCGGATATTGAGTCGATTCCATCGCATTCATAGTATTGCTTATCGTCATCGTCAAAGACAACTACCGATTCAGATTCCCTCACCCCGTCATAGTCGAAAGTGAGGCATCCGTTTTCGACCTTGACATTGGCAAGGGTGAAGGATGTAAATGCGTCCTCATAGAGTTCAGCGGCCTCGGCCTGGGTTTCCTGACGGAAGGCTTCAAGGTCGGCGTTGAACTTTTCCACCATGCGGATATGGGACTTTTTGATGTATTTGTTGAGGTTTTCCATTGGGATTGATTTTTAGAAGTTGGTTTTGATTTTGAGTTGCTTCATCCATTCCTTCAGTTCGCTGTCGGTGTAGTTATCGACCATTTGACGGGTCAATGCTGGTTCGGTGTTGAGGATGATTTGTTTTGCCCTTTCGCGGGTCACTTTTGGTGTGGTGTGTTTCATTGTATTGAGATTTAGAGTTCAAAGATTCCGATTGCTTTTGCTATTTCAAGCACCTCTTTTTTGGTGCCGACTTGTGATGGGATTTCAGTCCCATTGACTGACTTTCCGAAACGCCTTGATGAGGGAACTGCCCAATAGTAGTCCCATTCTCCCACGGGGTTTTTCCTCCTATCCCAAAGGACGGCTCCATATTGTAGTTTCCAATAGGTGCCGCCTCCGAAGGGCATTGAATTGGTATGGCCTTCCCTTTTATCAACCCAGCCGATGCAACATCTACGAGCCATAAAGTAGCGGGTTCCCTCTTTGTTTACAAGTATGATATTGTAGGCATCATTGCGCTTTTCGGTTTCGTGCAAGTGTGAGCGTTTTTCAAGCAACTCGTTTTGGATTTCGGTAGGTAGTTCAATTAAATTCATTGGGATTGAGTTTTGTGGGGCGGTGGTTAGCCGCCCCGTTTCCTTATTATTGATTGAGTAATTCAACGATGAGGTCTTTGTCGCGTTGCCAAAGGTTTAGGTCGTGGTTGATTTTGTAGGCGATGTATTCCCTTTCCCCCATAATCTCGATGACCTTGTCCCGTAAGTCGCTGGCTCCCCATTTTTCAGCTTGTTGAATGAGGAAAACCGTCATTTCAATCTTTTCATCGGCCTCTTTGCACATGGTTTCATTGAGGTCATTATTGATTTTGATTTGCTCGTTGAGTTTTGCCCTGCAGTCCTCCAAAGTTTCCCGATAGTCTTCTTTGTCATCGCGGAGCTGTTTGTTTTCCCTTTGGAGTTGTTCATTAGTTTGCTGGAGTTGGGTGTAAAGGACTGCATTGTGATTGGTTTCGGCCTTGGCCTCATTGATTTTGGCGGTGTCGTAAACTACTTGCCAACGGTAGGCTTCAGCGATGCCGCCCTTGCGTTTCCATTCCTTGCACCACTCGTCCTTTTGGAGTTTGGATTCATTGTACTTCGGTTCAATGTGTTGCTCGTAGCATTCGGCTGTTGGCCTGAATCCCGTGCGGTCGATAAATTCACTGATTAACATGGTTGCGTTGTTTTTTGAGGTTTGACTTTTATTTGATTAGTTACTTATTAGGTATCGTTTTGACGTGCCAAAAATATGTACTATTTTCAATATGGGCAACCTTTTTTTGATTTTTTTTTCATCCAAAACAGCAATTCCACTGAATACCACGAAATTAAAAATGAAAAAAAATTGGTACTTGTTAGGTTACTATTTGAAAACTTGCGTATTTTTGCCGCTGAATTGGTTTCAAAACTAAATGAATGAATTATGAATGAGAGATTACGTAAGACCTTATCCGAGCTGTGCAAGGATATGGGATTAACTGACAAGGCATTGGACGAACTCGCTGAAATCGGGTCGCAAGGTCTTGAAGCAAACGCCTCTGATGAGGACATCAAAAAAGCCGCGGATTCGCTTGTACCCTACGCCAAGCTGATGCAGGGTGAAATCACAAGGAAGACGCGCCAACACAATCAGGCCACAAAGTCCAAGAAAAAGGGCGATGAGGATGAGGGTGATGGTGACGATGATGACAAAGGCATTGCCGCCATTGTTGCCAAGCAATTAGCCCCGTTCAAGGAGCAAATGGACAAACTCCAATCCGAGAACGATGCGCTGAAAGCGGAAAAGGCCAAGGGTGAGCGTGACGCTCTTATCGCCGCCGAAGCCAAGAAGCTGGGAATCCCTGACTACCTTGTGAAGCGTATCGCCATCGCTGACGATGCCGATATTGCCAAGGAGTTGGCGGCTTTCAAGCAGGACTTGGTAAACAACAATCTGATGCCAAAGGGTGCGGTATCGGAAACGGGAAAGACTGAAGACCAAATGAAGGCCGATGCAAAGGCTTGGGCTGAATCACTCCCGAACAAGTAAGGCACCCGTAATTATTCACCCTTTAATTCGCAGTAACAATGCCTATCGAATTTAAGAAAACGACCTACAAGGGTCACACCCCCGAAATTTGGCGTGGCGAGTGCAAGATGCTGCCTGGCGGCTTCAAGCCAAAGAACACCATTTCAACGGGTACGGTGCTGAATCGCGGTACGCTGGTCGAGGTGTTTTTCGAGACCCTCGAGGCTGCCGTGGTGAAGGTTGCCAAAGTGCTGAACGGCGGCTCCACCTCCAAGCCCCGCATTGAAAAGGGTCATCTTTTCGCCGTTGGCGATGTGGTGATGAAGGTCGGCAAGACGGATAAGACCGTCACCGTGTCGAGCATCGACACCTCCAATGCCGACTACGATGTGCTGAACCTTTCAGCCGCAATCACCGGCCTTGCCAAGGATGATGTGCTGGCAGAGAGTATCGATTACGGGTACATCGATGCCGAATCGGGTGACGAAGGCGCATTGACCATCGTGGCCAACGACACCGCCAACCCGACCTCGACCCAAATCAAGCTGAACCAAGTGACCCCGTACCTTGGTGAGGAAACGCTGGCCGCTGGCGACTATGTGAAATTGCAGCTTGCCAAGCCCAAGTACACGCCCAACATGATTGTTGGAGCCGTGAAGACCTTTGACGGCAAGGGTCTGCCGACCATCGATGCCGCCTACGAAGCCGTAGTCCTTTATCCCAGCCTGAACTTCCCGCTGCTGGATGATTGGATGAACGGTTGCTGCCTGAAAGCTAACCCGAACATCTTGTTCATCAAACAGTAACGAGCCATGAACGAACAAATCACTTCTATTTTTGGCGAACTGACCCGCAATGTGGCGATTCGCTTCGACACGGCCACGGAGCTGAACAAGCGTTTGTTTGACAATGTCATCTTTGAGGATTACCTTGAATGGGACACCCCGACCATCGGCCTCGACTTTGAGGAATTGGTCGGTCAGTACAACATCACCATCGCCGCCCCGACCATCGGTATCGATGCAAAGGAGCCTATCATGGGAACTGAAGGCATGGAGACCCTGAAAGAGACTTTGGTCAACCATGCGCTGACCAAGCCCATGACCATCAAGGATTATCGTAAGGTGCTGGCCATCTTGGATTCCAAGTCGCTTCCCGACAAGGTGAAGACGGAGCAACTCATCAAACTGATGTGGGGCGAGGTGAAAGATGTTGTCGGCAGTGTCTATGCCAAGCTGGACATGATTTTCCTTGGTGCGCTTTCCAATGAAGGCGTTTTCACCTTGGATGAGAACACCAACCCCGAAGGTGGTGCGAGAGGTTCCATCAACTACAATCAGCCCGCCGACAATATTGCTTCGTCCACTATCCCGTGGATTGATGACAATATCGAGACGGTGGATTGCTTCGCTGACATTCAAGCCATCCTTGATGCCGCGCAGGATAAGGTCGTGTTCAAGGAAATCCTTGTCGCTCCTTCCATTATCTCCTACATCTGCCGTTCCAAAAAGATGAAGCAGATGATTTGGGGTACCGACAAATCCTCAAGGATTGTGCAGTTGAAGGAATTGAACGGCTACATGGAGGAAAACGAATTCCCCGTGTTCAAGACCATTCGCCGTCAAGTGCGCATCCAAAAAGGAAAAGAGCGCATTCCTTACAATCCGTGGAACGCAAAGAACATGGTCTTTGTGCCTGGCGGTACCCTCGGACCCGTCAAGAACGCTTGGGCGAACAACGAGCTGAAGGGTGAACCTGGAGTTGCCTATTCCAACTACGGCCGCATCCGCGTGTCGCAGTGGGGTGTGGGTGAGACCCAAGGCAGCAACGGCGTGGAGTTCACGAAAGCTGAATCCCTCTCGTTGCCCGTCATTACGGAAATGAACGGAATCTACACCCTCAAAACCCGTACCTGACCCATGAATAACCTGACCGCATTGAGGAATTTGTGTAACGCCATTGCGAACACATTCTATCCTGACCAAGGCACCCTTGAACTTGCCCTTTTCAATGAGGGAATCGACCCCGCCGCAAACGCCACGCCCAAAGACCCGAACATCTTCAAGGTGGCCGTGTCGCTGGTGATGGGCTATGTGGAGGGTAGCCGAAACGAGAACGGGGTTTCGACCTCCGTCAGGGATGAGGCCGTGAAAGAGAGCATCAAATATTGGTGCAATATCTATGGCCTCGATGCGGATGAGGTTTTGGGCGATTACGTAAGGTCAATTGAGGATGGTACTCATAGATGGTAAGCGATGAGGTACAACGGAAACCTGAAATATCAGACCCTCACCGGAAACGAGCAGGTGAACGAGTACGGGGAACCCGTGGCGGCGCAAGTGTCATGGAGTGACCCCGTACCTTGTTCAATCAAGACCAACAGCGACACCCGAAAAGGAAAGTATGAGGACGGCGAGTTTCGCATGGCCTCATTCACAATCCTGATTGAGCGCGTTGAAGGTTTTGCCGCCGACCGCGTGAAGCTGGATCGGCTGGGTGAGGATTTGGGCGAGTATCGGGTGCTTTCCGTTGAACCTCTTGCCACCGTTGGACGGATTCAAATATTGGTGTGACATGACGAAGTTTGTGAGCGAACATAGCAATTACAAGGGCGTTATCATCAGCCGTTTCAACCTTCAAAAGGTGAAAAAGACGCTGGCGGTGAAGTCCCAAGCCTTGCATGAGCATATCATCAGTCAGTTCACCTATATCGGTGAGGAATGCGTGAGGATTGCCCGTGAAAGCGGCTCCTACAACGACATCACCGGAAATTTGAGGTCGTCCATCGGATACGTCATCCTTCAGGACGGGAAACCCGTGGTGAACGGCGCATCGAAGCAGTACAGCGGTACGAAGGGCAACGGCGAAGCGGGACCAGCCGCCGCCGAAGCCCTTTTGACCCAGCTTCAGGCAAAGTTCCCTTGGGGCTTCGTCCTGATAGTTTGTGCCGGAATGAATTACGCCGCGTATGTGGAGAATGTCCGTCACAAGGATGTGCTTACCACCGCCGAACTGAAAGCGGAAAGCCTATTGAAGCAACTATTAAACGGTATCGTGCAATGAGCGGAATCAAGACGGAAAAGCAGGTCGAGCGGGATTTCTACACCTTCATCCGTGAGAGCGTACTCGGTCAGGGAATCAGGGGGACGGTTTATCGTTCCGAAATGAGACCCGCCAACGCCACAACGGAGGATTTGGTGGTGAAGTTCCTTGCAGGGCTTGACGAACAAATCCAAAGCGGCGTGGTCATCGTCAACATCTATGTGCCTGACATCCCCTTTGGGAATGACGGGCGCAAGGTTGAGGACTTGACCCGCGTGGATGAGTTGGAGAAACTGATTCGCAGCTTCGTTGATGACAACGACAACACCGAATATTGGATGCAGACTGACGGCACCCCGCGTTCAACGGAGATTGAGAACATTGAGCAACATCTGATTTATGCAAGAATTAAGTTTAACCGTTTAGCACAGTAATACTATGAGTAGAATTATCATGTCTTGGTCGAAGGTGAAGATTGAGGTCGGCAAGACTGGAGCCAACGATGCGATGGCTCAAACCCTGACCGATATCGGTGTCATCAGCGACAAATCGACCTCGCTTTCTGCCGAGGATGGCGAAAGCCTGACCGCTACCGCCACGGGCGGCATTGTCGTGGCCGAGGAAGAAGGCGAACCCGTAATCAGCATCACCACCCGCGTGAAGGAAATGGCCTATTCCGTTGAAACGCTGTTCACGGGTGCCGTTGCCGCAAGCGATGACCTGACCGTGAAGACCAATGTCGTCTCGGACGACTTCAGCGTGAAGCTGACCCCGAAGAATGTCGGAGCCGTGGGCATCAAAGCCCGCCGTACCCATGTGTCGTTCCGTCCTGGCTACTCCGAGGAGGAGGGTCAGTTCGTGGACTTGACCTTCAAAATCCTTGCTTGCGAGGATGGCGAACTCTACACCAAGTTCAAGGTACCTGCACCCGTAGCCCAGCAAGGCGGCGGTGCCTAAAGTCGAGCTTGTTTTATCTTTTTCATAAGTTGAACAATTTGATTTGGCGCGTGGAATTAGACACCCTTTTGCTGGTAGGTAGGATAAACCAGCGACTTGGTGGAGTAGTTCAGTTGGTAGAACCGATGGGGGCGCGCACCCTGTTGAGCCGCGGGTTCGAGTCCCGCTTCCACCACACAAAATCCTTTCATCATGGAAAGTAAGACCATTGAGCAGAGGGTCGCCGCTGCCATCCTTGAAAAGGCGACAAACAGCATAGAGATTGGCGGCGAGGTCTATCCGCTGGGCGACCCTTGCATGGCCACGCTGATTCTTGTTTCCGAACTGATTTCAACCATGCCCATCGTGGAGAAAGTGCCGAAAGAGCAGATTGTTTATTCGGCCTTGCACTATGCCAAGGACTTCAAGAGCCTTGGCGAGCTTTGCGCCATTCTCGTTTTGGGTGCTGGCCATTTGACGGAGGAACGGGAAATTACCGAATATGAGCGTTTCCTTGGCGTTTTCAGGCGCAAGGTAGTGCGGACGGTCGTTATCGACAAAAAAGCCTCCCTTGCGCGTGAAATCAGCCTCAATGTGCGCCCGTCCGTTGTCTTCAACTGCATCATCCAGCGTTTGCAGGATATGGAGGTGGCGCATTTTTTCTCCATTATCACTTCCCTATCAGAGGCAAACATCCTAAAGCCGACAAGGGAAGTGGAAAAGCCCTGAACGACAGCATTTGGGCTACCGTCCTCGGAGTGGCCAAGATGTTCGGCATGACTGCAAAGGAGGCGTTGTACGACATAAGCTATAAGAACGCCATCATGTATTCAAGGGCAATGCCGATGCCGAATGACGAAACGGAGGATGAAAACAAGCCGCTCTTTGATGAAAGCCTCGATGCCAACAATCCTGACAATTTCAACAAATTCAACGACTTTGAAAACGAGGAGGTAGTAAGAGTATGAACACTGACGGCAACATTGACGGCACCTTGAGTTTCGGAACCGCATTGGACACCAGCGGATTCGATGAAGGCGCACAACTTATTGAGGAAAAGGTGGCCGAACTCGGCGATAAGGCAGAGGCCGAAAGCGCGAGGATAAGAGAGGCCTTTGCGGATGTCCCAACGGTCAATATCGATTTTGTTACCAACGCCGCTGAATCGTTGCAAACGATTGACGATGCCTTTGCTGAGATTGATAGGGTCGTTGATACCAATAAGCAGCAGATTCAGGAACTTGAAGCAGAGTACCAAAGGCTATCGGTGGCGAGTGCCAAGGCCATGAAGACGGGGGCTGATAAGGAGTACAATCAGATGCAGCAGGATATGCAGGCCATCAAGCAACTCATTGCAGCCCGCAAGGATGCCATCAAGTACGCCGAAAAGACCGCCGATGAGCTTTTGAAGGTCGAGCAAAAGCTGAAAGATGAGGCCGCTGCCGCCGCGAAGGCAGAGACGAATAATGTGTCATTGAAATCACGGTTGCGTGAACTGACCATGCAGCTCGTTGAACTTGAACGGGCTGGGAAACGAGGCACCGAGGAATTTCAGGCCATACAAAAAGAGGCGGCTGAACTAAAAGACCGCATTGCCGATGCACAAGCCCAAGTCAATATCCTTGCCAACGACCAAGCTGGCTTTCAGGGTATGCTTTCCGTGATGGGTGGCGTGTCGGGTGGCTTCACAGCCCTGACGGGCGTTATGAGCCTATTCGGGAACGAGAACAAGGATTTGCAGAAGGTAATGACGAAATTGCAGAGCGTGATGGCAATCACGATGGGTTTGCAGCAAGTCCAAGCGATGTTGAACAAGGATTCAGCGGCCTCGTTGGTGGTGTTGAATGGCCTGAAAGAATGGTGGGCAAAAATCACCATTCAGGCGACCGCCGCGCAGACCGCAGAGGCCGCGGCCACCGTTGCAGACACGGAGGCTTTGGCCGCTGAAAGCATCGCAGAAGAAGTCAATGCCACCGCAAAAACTACCAATGTGGCGGCTACGGAGGCCGAAGTTGCCGCCGATACCGCCGAGGCCGCAGCTTCAGGAGTTGCCGCCGCCGCTGAAGGTGTGCAGACCGCCGCCATTGTTGGTGAGACCGCCGCCGCGACCGCTGGTACTGCGGCGAACTGGTCGCTTGCGGCCGCATTCAGGGCGGTTGGCCTTGCCATAAAGTCAATCCCCGTCATCGGTTGGATTCTTGCCGGAATCAGCGCGTTGATTGCCGTTATCTCCACCCTGACGGGAACGGAGGAAGAAAACACCGAGGCCATCGAGGAAAACAAGGAAAAGGTTAAAGAACAGATTGAGGCCTACAACGCCCGTGAGCGTGTGATGAGAGAAGCCGCGTCCATATCGGCCAAGGAAAAGGCGCAGATTGAGACCCTTTCGACTGTTATCCACGACAACACGGCCGCGTTGGAGGATAGGAGAAAAGCCCTTGATGAACTCAATAGAATCATCCCCGAATATAACGGTCTTTTGTCGGATGAAGGCATATTGACCTCCGAGAATACCCAAGCCGTTGAGGATTACATCAATGCCTTGGATAAACTTGCGATGGCCAAGGCATTGCAGAATGAGTTGGAAAAGCTGTCCCAAAAGGAGGTCGAGAACCAAATCAGGCAAAGAAGGGCACAAAGGAATGTCAACGAGCTTGAAGGTTACGAATATTATGACCCGTGGAGCCAAATGCAAAGCGCGTACGGCGGTGGCTCGGTCGCCGAAATCGAGGAATCCATGAGTCGCGCTCGGGAGCGTCAGGCCGAGCTAATAGAGAATTGGGGCGTGTGGAATCGTGAGGATTTGGAGAATGTGATGACGGAAGCCCAAAGCGAACTGAAAAACGCACAAAAGGAGGCCACCGACATTGCCGCCGATAGAGAGGATTTGCTTAAAATGATGGCTGAAATGGGTTTGCAAGGTGATATCTTGCAGACCGTCATCGAGCCTGACAAAAACCATAATTCGACCCCGTTTGATGCCGAGGGTGCCGCTCTGCGGCAAAAGCAAGCCTTGGACGAATGGCAGTCCGCTGTCAGGAGGTTTATTCAAAATGCGGAGGATGCGGTCGGAGAGTTCACCCTGAACGCTATGGCAGAGAACCAAGCCAAGCAACTTGCCCAAATAGATGCCAATGCCGAGGAATTGAGGCGTAGCTGGATTGAGAAATTGATGGGGCTTGCCGAGGCCAAAATGCGTGCCGAGAAACAAATCTATATGGCTCAAGAGGGTGCTACCGAAGTGGGCTGGGCGGAGAGGAACGGCAACAAGTCGGATGATGAATTGGTCGCAGATTATTACAATCAACTCCTGCAGCAAAAGGATATCAAGGAAAAATTCGATGCCGTGATGGTAGAGATTGAGGAAAAGCGGCTCCGCGAAATCGCCGCTTTGCAGCAGTCCTACACCGATGCCCTGATTGAAGACTATGGAACCACCGAGCAAAAGATGGAGAAATTGGAACGTGAGTGGATGCAAAGGATAGCGATGTTGCCGCCTGAATTTGTGGATGAGGCCACAAGGCAGATGGAGAATGAGCTGGCATCCATGAGGTCGGTGCAATTCAAGGATTTGATTGATTGGGACAGCGTTTTCGGCGACCTCGACAATCAGTCCATTCAGTCGTTGAGGGCGAACCTCGATAGGATTAGGGCGTACTTCGAGCAAAACAAGGAGGCCATGAGTGCCACCGAGATAAAGGACTACACCGAGGCCATCAAGCGGATGGAGGATGAAATTGCCAGCCGCAACCCCTTTGAGGCCATGCACAAGTCGTTGAAGGACATCGCCACCGCGAAGACGGAACTGATTTCTGCGATGAACGAGTACAATGCCGCCCAGCAGAACATCATTGCCGCCCAAACCGAGTACAATGCCGCCCAAGAATACTACAACCAGCTTCAGGCCGAAGTGATGAACGGCGACCTGACGGAGGATAGTGAGGAAATGGTGGATGCCAAGAATAGGCTTGCCGATGCACAAACCCGACTGAACCAAGCCGAGGAAAGGGGCGTGAAGGCTGAAAACAATGTCATCAAAGGGCGCAATAACCTGACTACCTCTTACCGAAACTTCGCTACGCAGTTGAAGAATTGCGGCTCGGTGATTAGCGGTGTAGGCACCAATGCGAAAAACCTTGCTTCCGTATTCTCCAAGGATTTGGCCGATAGCATGGAAAAGGGCATTGACTTCATGGATGAGATAGTTGATGCTGCCTCATCGGTGATTAACGCCCTTGCAGATGTCGGCAAGGGTGCTGCAACGGGCATTGAGGCCGCTGTAGAGGCTTCGGCCGATGGCTCGACCGCCGCCGCCGCCGCCGGAGCCACGGCAATCTCGACCATTGAAAAGGCATCGGTCATCCTGACCGTGATTTCAGCCGCCCTGCAGGTGGCCACGGCCATTGCCAGCCTATTCAATAACGATGATGCCAAAAACGAGCAGATTGAGAGGCTGCAAAAGCGTATCGACCAACTCCAATGGGAACTGAATAATCAGGATATTGTTCGCTTCAACCGTGAGTATTTGGATATCTTGGAGCAGGTGAATACCGAGCTTGAAAATTCCACTGAATATGTCAGGCAGTTCAATGATGAATACCTTGCGGCACAAGCCGAGGCTGATGCCGCCCTGCGAGCGTACTACGAAAATATGGACCAAGAAAGCTCCGATTGGCTTTACATGGAGTATTTGCGGAAACAAGCCGTTGCAGACCATATCCTTCAATTGAAGTCGGAGGATGAGGCCGTTGAGAGGCTTGCGGATGCCTGGGTTGATGTGCATTACAATACCACCCGTGCGCTGGGTGAGGAACGGTACGAGAACGTGAGGGAAAAGATTGAGAACCTGACAAAGCAAGTCATCCTCCTTCAGGAACAACTTGAAGCCGAGCAGGACAAAAAGAATCCCGATGACGAGGCAGTTCAGGAATACCAGCAGGAAATTCAGGAAACCGCCTTTGAAGCCGCCAATGTGGTGAAGGATATGATGGAGGAAATCATCGGCAGTTCAGCCGCCGACATTGCCTCCCAACTCGGCGAAGCGTTCATTGAGGCCGCTGCCCAAGGCGAGGATGCTATGGAGGCATGGCACAAGAAAGTGAACGACATCGTGGCCGATGTGATGAAGCGGATGATGATTCAGAAGTTCCTTGAAGAACCAATCGGCAACCTCTTTAACGAAATGCAAAAGAAGTGGTTCAATGATGATGGCAGCTTCAAGGGCATTCAGGCTGTATTGGATTCTTCTCAAGAGTTTGCAGATGGCCTGAATAATATCGGAACCAGTTTTCAGGAGATTTGGGAAACCCTTCCCGATGACCTGAAACAATGGTTTGGGATGGATGAGCGCGAAGGCTCCCAAAGGGGCATCGCCACGGCCTCGCAGGATTCGGTGGATGAGAACAATGCCCGACTGACCACCATTCAAGGCCACACCTACAGCCTCGTTCAAGGGCTGGAGGAACTGAATGACACGGCCTCCCTAATTTTGGATAGGGTGACGGGCATCGAGGCCAACACCAACGAGGCAAACAACAAGCTCGACAATATGGGCAACCGCGTGAGGAATATCGAAAACACGGTTGATGACATACAAAGGAACGGAATCAGGATAAGGAGTTAAGGCGATGAAAGAGATTAAGGATGCGCAAAGGAAATGGCAGGAGGCGAAGGCCAAGGCCGCAAGGATGCAAGAGGGCAATGGCGACTTCGAACTTGCCGGAAAGTTGAACGCTTGCCAAATGTTCAAGGGCGATGAGAGCATTGAGGATTTGGCGGCTTTGATGTTCAGTCCGCAGGGGGTCGAGTTCCTGACCCGATATAAGTTCCCCGATTTGGCCGTTTTCCGCAAGTTCAAGAGGTTTTCGCCCGCCAAGTTGGGGGTTTACATAGATGCGGGGCAAATCACCCTTGAAAACCCCGAAAAGGCGTTTTTGGTGGGCAATACCGAGGCCGTGTTGCGATTCGATGAATTGAAGGCCAAACGGGTTGTTATGATGCACGGTGCCAAGGCCACCGTTGAGGCTTCGGGCTGGGCTGTGGTGAAGATTGACACGGACGGCACCTGCAATGTGGAAATCAAAAAGTCTGACCATGCAAAAGTACTGCAATGAGATACGAGAACAAACTATTCATAGACGAATTGGACGCGATGGTCGAGTACGGCGTTTTCGTGGAGCGCAACGGCTATCGGCAGTTGCTTCAGATGCCCGTCTTCAAAAAGATAGAGCAGACCGATTGGCCTGAATATGACGGCATCGAGGCGGATTTGGCCTCCCCCATGCTGGACGGTAGGCAGTTCCAAATTCAGTTTTGCATCAAAAACGTAAGATGGGCGGAGGATTTGTTCCTTGCCCTTTCGGATGGCGTTTACCACGAATTTGACTTCAAGGATTTGGGCATCAAGCGTAATTTGAGGCTGGTTTCAAACAACTCCTTTTCATCCTATGTGAGGCTGGGAAAGATGACCCTGACCTTTGCCGATGACACGCCAGCGGGATTGAATGGCGACCCCTACGAGCTGGGCGAGAGTGAGGTGGTGCAGCGCGGCTACAAGATTGACGGCATCGACTTCTCGCGGTTCGGTATGTATGTGCTTCGCGGTACTGACGATTCCATCAGGAAAGCCCCCAACGTGCGTGAGAACCTGAAAATCACGGCAAAGAATATGAGCGGCGTGAGTTACGACAGCAACGGGGATGTGCATTGGAAGTCGAAGGATGTGACCCTGAAGCTGTTCGTTAGAGCCGCCGACATAGATGAGTTTTGGGAAAGATACGGGGCTTTGTACCAAATACTCCTTGCGCCTGGGTTGCGGACATTCACCTTCAGGCCAATCGACATGACCTACCATTGTTTCTACAAGAGTAACAGCATAACGAGGTTTGACATACTGACAAGCGGGAAAGTGTGGTGCGAGTTTTCCGTGGTCTTGACCTTCACCGATTGGCACCCCGTCAGTTCGTGGCTGTTGCTTGAAACCGAGCGTGAGGAATTGGTCATCACCGAGAATGACGGCAGCAACATCAACTACAATATCAAGATTAGGATTTAACCATTTAATATCAATTTATTATGTCAGATACTCCTACAAAGAAAATTTCGGAACTGCCATTGAGTACGGTACTGACCAACCTATTCACCATTGGCGTTGATGAAAACGATGAGAGCGTAAAGATACCCATTGGGCAAATGCTCAATTCCTTGGCGCATGAGATTGACGATGTGGCTCAAGACCTCGATGACCTACAAGAGGCCTTCAATGATTTGGAGGTGACAACGGAAATGATTCAGGACGGAGCCGTTACCCGTAACAAGATTGCGAACAATGCAATCAACTCGGATAAGATTGCCCCTGATTCGGTGGGTCGTGACCAACTTGCGGATGAATCCGTGAATGATGATAAACTCGCGGACGATGCCGTGACCACCGACAAGATTGCGGATGGGGCGGTGACGGAGGATAAACTTGCCGATGATGCCGTTTCGACCGACAAAATCCAAGACGGGGCAGTGACGGCCGACAAGCTGGGTGAAGGTGTGGTCGGCGGTACTGCGCTGGCCGATGGTTCCGTGACCACTCCAAAGCTGGCCAACGGCGCGGTGACATCGACCAAAATCGGCGTGGGTGCCGTTGGTTCAGGACACATTGCGGATGGCGCGGTCATCGGTTCCAAGATTGCCGATGGTGCTGTGAGCCAAGGCAAGATTGCCGATGGTGCAGTTTCAGGCCAAAAACTCGCTTCAGGGGCGGTTTCGACTGAAAAGATAGCCGACAATGCAGTGACGGGCGGGAAACTCGCTGATGGGGCTGTTTCGGAGGGTAAAATCGGAAGTGGCGCGGTGTCGATGTCAAAGATTGCGGACGGAGCTGTCGGTGCATCGAAATTGGCCGATGGTGCCGTGGGTACGGGTAAGATTGCGGACGGAGCCGTGACGGGTGCGAAGATTGGCAGTCAGGCCGTTGGGATGGGCAAGCTGGCAAGCGATGTGTACGCCAGCCTCCTTTTCTTCAATGTGAACGTGAGCGGCGGCAACACCATTCAGACCCTGAATGCGGCTCGTTCCCATGTGGCTGGCCTCTCCAATGCCTCCTTGCTGCAAAAGGCTGGGTTGGTGCTGGTTTTCAAGAATGCCAACGGGACGGTCGAGAATTGGCAGTACAACGGCGGCACCTGGGGCGAGGAAACCTCATGGAAAGCCCTTGGCAGCGATGTGAAACAGCCGCTTATCAATGTGGATAACCTTTGCGGGTCGCCCACGGGAGCGAGTTTTTACAACCTGCAGTCGGCTATTGCGGCCGTGGTGGCCTTGGGTACCTCCACGGGCATGGATTATAGGATGAGCGGTTTGGTAATCACCTATAAGACAGCAGAAAACACTTGGGAAGCAAAGCAGTTCAAGGGTTCCGTTTCGGACTTCAACGAAACGGGGTTGTGGGCTGACTTCGGCGGTGGCGGCGGTGTTGTCGAGACCTCCGACACGCCCGCCGAGGATGGTCAGGATGCCTTTTCAACTGGCGGCGCGTATGAGTATATCCCCGCCGGATTGGAGGTCGATACCGAGACGGAGGGCGTGGTGAAGTTGCAGATGGTGAACGCTGGCGGTGAGGCCGTTGGCGACCAAGTGCAGTTCCCCATCGGTACGGGCGGCGGTGGCGGCACGGGTACGGTGGTGTCGCTGGCCTTCCAAAGTTCCCCGCTGTATGGCAGCGCGGGCGGCACCTTCATATTGATGGCGGCGGTGCGCTCGGTGACGATGGTTGGCTTGACGGAGCAGACCAACACGATTATGACCGTTGATTTGTACGACCGCGACACCAATACCCTATTGCAGACCTTCAACTTCAATCAGGCATCATCGGCCTCGATGAGTACCTACGACTTTTTGATGGATGTGACCCAATACTTTACCACGGCTGGGACGAGGCGTTTCCGTTGCGTGGCCACTGACGATTCAGGAAATACGGGAAGCCGCAACATCAATATCACGGCGGTGGATGTGACCATTACCAGCGTCCAAACCCTGCAATATACCCAAAGCACGGCCTTGGTGGTGGGTGGTTCCGCAAAGAGCATACCGATGTATAAGTTCGCCAACAATGCGAGTGACCGAGGCATCACGGCCTATGCCGAAATCTATCTCGGCGGTGCGTGGCGGTCGCTTGGTACTTCGGTGATTCAGGACACCTATTCACACAGCATCACCATTGACCCGCAGAACTGCCTTGGCTACAACCTTGCGCATGGTGCCTATCAAATCAGGATTCACGGCGTTGATGTGGCTTCGGGCGTGGTGGGCAATTACCTCTACACGGGCATCTTTGTCATTGATGAAACCAGCACCGTGCCGTTGGTGGTGGAAAGCTGGTTGAGTGAAACCGTGACCCCCGTGGTGAAGCTGTACGAGACCATCGTCCTGAATTATGCCGTATATGACCCGCAGAACACGGCACCGACCGCCACGGTTTACCTTGACGGGGTGGCGGTGCAGAGCCACACGGCCTATCGGTCGGCGGCGTACCAATACACCCATCAGGTTTCAGGCGTGGCCTCCGATGGTAGTTTCAGTCATATCGTTAAGGTGGGTTGCGGTGCCTCCTATGGTGTTGAGGCTGTTTTCAATGTGAACGGGACGGTGATTGACGCATTGCTGAAAAGCGGTGCCATATATGCCTTTGACTTCGCCAATAGGAGCAATGACGAGCCGAGCCACGAAATCGTGAATAACGGCTACCATATCACCGTGAACGGGTCGAATTGGAGTACCACGGGCTTCATCGACTTCAACGGCGACAAGTGTTTGAGGATTGCGGAGGATGTGACGGCCACCCTTGACCATCACCCCTACCAGCCCACTTCCATTGAGGCCAACGGCATGGCCATTCAGTTTGCCTTTGCCTCAAAGAACCTCGTTGATGACGATGCCGTTTTGATGGAGTGCTTTAATGAGGGCGTTGGCGCAGGCTTCTACATCACGGGCAAGGTGGTGGGCATCTATTGTTCCACGGGCTTGACCAACCATGCCGAGGAACGCGCCTATAAGCAGGGCGAAATGAATACCGTTGCCGTGGTCGTGGAGCCAGCCGTGGAGGGTTTGGGCGTGACCCGCTCGGGTACGACCTACTATTTCATTAAGCTGTACCTGAATGGTGAGGAGGTGGCGGTGATTGGCTATGTTGCCGGCCAAAGCAACCTGATTCAAAACAAGCAAATCTCGTTCAATGGCACCCAAGGCGACTTCTACCTTCGTTATATTTTGGCGTGGGAGGATTATTTCCAATTCGACCAAGCCTTCCAAAACTACCTCGTCAAGCTGACCAACACGGCCGACATGGTGACGGAGTTTGATTTTGAGGATGTGATGGCCTCCCAGCAGGTGACGGAGCAGGGCGTGACCACCACGAAATTGCGCCCGCAAGCGTCCGATTTGGCAGACCGTAGCATGGCCTACATCATCGAATGCCCCTACAACGGTTCGGACATTGAGGCGTTGGATAACACCACCAGCACCAAGCAAAAGAACTATGTGACCCTCTACTACATCGACCCGAAACGGCCTTGGACTAACTTCAGGGCTGACGATGTGCAGCGTAGGAATCAGGGTACGACATCGGCCAAACGACCCGTGAAGAATCCCCGCTACTACTTGGCGGCAAAGAACGGCAGCACCTATGACAAAGTGAATAAGACGGGCGGCACGACCATCACCCTTTTGAATCCCGACCCGACCACCACGGCAGGCCAAAGGGCTATTGCGCTTGCGGCCATCAATAAGGTGCAGCTTCACGATGATTCAATCCCCGTGGATATTATCACGGTGAAGGTGGACTATTCCGATAGCTCCAATGCCAACGACTGCGGCGTTTGCGACCAAATGAACGCCACCTTCAGGGCATTGGGGAGAGATTACCTGACCCCTGCGCAAAGGGCGTTTGATGGTACTTGGAAAAAAGGTACCCTCGAATTGGACGGGTTGGTGATGAACCATTCCACGGCCAATTTCCCCGTGGCCATGTACCGCTCAAAGAGCGACACGGGGAGCAGCCCCTATTTCCATGCCAAGGGCAATTGGAAAGAGGATAAGAAAGAGCAGGTCGCGTTGGGATTCAAAGACACGCCTGGTTATAACAAGGGATGCCTGAATTATGGCGACTTCACGGAGTTCTACGGCAACAGCGGCGAAACCCTTGCGCAGACCAAAGCCCGATTCCTCAACTCCAGCCCTGATACATCGAAGACCTACGCCCTGACCCAATACTGCGGCAGCTCCTACATGATTATGATGTATGAAGAAGGCGCATGGGTGGCCAAGTCAGGCTCGATGGTGCAGGGTGCAAACGGCAAGTGGACGGTGACGGGCAAGGTGCTGAATCCCGTGGATGGCGTCGAGTTGCTGAACTATCAGGGAATGGATTGGTTCAAAGGTGTTTCGTCCGTGTCGGAAATGATGGCACCCTCGACCTCGTTCTCAAAGTGGGTGCAGCAGCTCATTGATGACGGCGACATTTCAGTTGAGACCGTGCCGGCGTGGACTTACTATTTTGAAAGCCTCGTTGATGATGACGACTTGGCCATTGCCTATGCGCTGGGTAAGAAGGTGCCGTACAACCTTTATCGCTGGATGTGCTTCTGCGATTATTGTGACTACGACCTTCACGGCTCGACCGGCCTGACGCGGTGGCGCGATGGCCTTTGGCGGCATGCCTCACCTTATTCGTGCTTTAGTTATGATGTTGCAACGGACTACGATGCGGCCGTTGACCAAAGGGCAAAGAATATGCAGCCCATGTGGTTCCTTGAGGATGGTTGCTCGATAGTGAGCGATGCCAACGGCGTTTATTCAATGAAGAACGCCAGCAATGAGACCTATGAGGCCACAAGCGGGATGTTGCCGATGAGGATGTACCTGAATAAGGTGTACGACTGCGACACCTGCAACGGCAAGGATAACGATGGCGGTCAAACGGTGGATGCCGAGGTTGACCCAAATAAGATGCCCGACCCGCAAACGGGCTACACCAACCCCTATGCAGGTTACAACAGCGTATTGTTCAGGAATATGTACCTGCAGCAAACCGTTTATGTGGACGGGAACAATACCGAACTTTCATTGCGGACAGTGGCATCGGCCATGAGGTCATGCACCACCACCGTGGACGGTCAGACCTTGAAGCCGTTTTCACCCGAAGGGGCATTGTATTTCTTCGTTACTTCCCGCATCAAGCGTTGGCAGAAGAAAGTATCGTCCTACGATGGAGAACGCAAATACATCGATTTTACGGCCACCTCCGACAATATCTATTTCTACGCCCTTCAGGGGCTTGGCCTGACCTCGTTGCCCGCCTTCATAGAAAGAAGGTGGCGCATCCGTGACGGATTCTATGGTACGGGCGACTTTTTCAGCGGTGTGCTGGCTGGCCGTGTCAATGCACCAAGCGGCGCAAAGATTCGCATCACGGCGGCAAAGACGGGCTACTTCGGTCTTGGCAACGATTCAAGCGGCTCCCTGACCGAGAGCGTGTATTTGGAGGCTGGGCAAAGCTACAACTTCACCCAATTCAGCCATGAGGAAGGCGCATTGCTATACATCTACCAAGCCGATAGGATGTCAATGATTGACTTGTCGGAAATCACCCTTTCGAACAACTTCGATTTCAGCGTGATGACCCTTGCCGAGGAAATCTACATCGGCAAGGTGGGCAAGGTGAACCTGACCATTGGAGCCTACACCCTTTTGAGCAGCGTGAACCTTGGCGAACTGCCCTTCTTGAAGGTGCTTGACATCAGGGACACGGTGATTACGAATGTGGTTTGCACTTCGTGTCCGAGGTTGGAAAGCCTCTACGCCGCTGGTAGCCAACTGACCCGTGCCGACATCGCGGACGGTGCCAAGATTACCTTGATGCAGTTGCCCGCCACCTACAACTACCTGCGATTGAGGTATTTGCCGAACCTGACCCTTACGGGGTTGCAGTTGGCCAACCCTGCAAGCGTGAACACCCTGATTGTCGAGAATTGCGCCAAAATCAGCGCAATCGAATTGGTGAGGGTTATCTCGCAGACCACGGGGACGGGGCTTCGTGTGGTTAGGGCGGCACCCGTGAATGTGAGCTATGACGGCTCGGATTTGGAGGTGCTTGCAGGGTTGCCGCTGACGGGATTGGATGCCAACCTGACGGCGCAGGCCAAACCCGCCATCGTTGGCACCTACACCCTGACCAAGTACAAGGATAGTGACTTGCTGGCATCGTGGCGGGCATTCTTTGGCAGCGACCTGACCATCCATCAGGCGCAGTTTACCACGGTGGAGTTTGACGATACCGTGACCGACCCCGCAAATGTCAGCAACCTTGACAATGAGACGGGCTACAAGTACAACACCGAGTATGTTCCGAGCGGCCATATCAACGCGATTAAGGACGGGTTTGTCCCCGTGAATGGTCGCCTTATCAATGGCGTGTTCAAGTGCAAGCGTTTGAGCAATAGCCACTATCGGAAATATGCCGATGGTACGGACTTTGAGAACTACAATGACCAAATCGGTACGGGTGACGATACCTTCATGCGTTTGCCCCACCATTGGTATAAGGGTATCAACGACTTCAAGAATGAGAAAAAGTACATTTGCTGGAGTAGCGTGGATAACGGGGTCGATGGCCAAGGCCACAACATACCGCCTTTGTCAACGGCCACCAATATCAACCGTAAGACCCTTTCGCAGATTGTGTTCCAAAGCAATGCGGCGGTCATCGTTACCAACATCACCGATGGGGAAAGCACCCTTGAAAGTGAGGGCGTGGTTCAGGCTACGCCAAACCATAACATCTACCGCCTTGATGTGGAGGGCATGAAGCAGGTACGCTGGCCTGGCTTGAACAATGCGACAATCGGAGTTTGTTTCCTGAATGCCGATGGCGTTATCATTGGCCACTTCAATATGGCCAAAAACGGCTCGCTGTTTGACTTTGTGACGGGTGACTACCTCTTCATTGATGTGCCTAACTGCGCGAAGTGGTTTGCCTTCACCGCTTACAACGGCAACAATGCGCTGGAGGCCATCGCTGTTGATAGTGAGAACATCGAGGCCATTGAACCTGATTGGGTCGAGTTTGACGAATGTTTGGGTGGCATCTATGAGGCTTCGATTGATTCATTGAGGCAGATTCGTTCCATTTCAGCGGTATCGGTTAGAGTTGGCACGGGTACATCCACCACCTCGACTGAATGGATTTACGACAATGACGGCAACCCGACCAATACCCCGACCGGCACGATGAATTGGACGGCAAAGGATTTGCAGAATCTCTCCCGCCGCCGTGGTGCTGGGTATCAGCTATTTGACTACGAAATGAGTAAGTTCGTGGCCAATCTATTCTTCTCCGTTTTTGGCAATAGGGATTCCTCAAAGGTGCTTGGTGCTGGCAAGTCGGCTGGTGGCAACACGGGAACGATGGATGCCCGTGGCAATTCCAGCAGTACCGACCTCGCCAATACCAGCGGCAGCGGCAACAAGTGCCTTGGCTTTGAATCGTTCTTTGCCTGCACTTACGAATTTATGGATATGGTGGCGGTGAATGTAAGTACATATATTCAGGCCTATAAGGATAAGTTCCCAACGGGCAACACAAGCCACCCAATCAATGCCATTTGGCATATCTACGACCCGATTAGGGGGACGGAGCGCACGGTGCAAGGCATCACCACTTCGGGTTACAACATCGCCCGTGTGAAGAACGGCCGCTTCTGCGATGTGATAGCCTCAAAGTGTAGCGGCGACAATTCAGCCTTCGCCACCTATTATGGTGATGGTAATTGGTACTCGGGTGAAAGGTGCCGTGTTGTCGGCCGTGCGTACGGCAACGCCTACGTGTGCGGCGGTGTCGTTTATGCGTATGCGAGCCATGCGTGGTCGAGGTCGGGTACGGGTAACGGTTCCCGTCTTGCCTTCAGGGGTCAAATACAAATAGAGGATTGAGTATGAAAGCGAAATACGAAAATGCGAATGTGCGTGAGGCGTGGCGGTCGGATAAGACCGCCCGACCTCCCACCGTGCCAAGGATATAGACCAAAAAGGTAGAGGGTCTCATGGGGGTGCCGTGTTGTCGGCCGTGCGAACAACAACGCCAACGTGAACGGCGGTGTCGTTTATGCGAATGCGAACAATGCGTGGTCGAGGTCGAATACGAATAACGGTTCCCGTCTTGCAAACAGAACAAAAGATATAGTCAGGGGATTGAAAAGCCTGATTCCCTGATACAAAATCGCTTCTACGGCATACCTTCACGGGCTGGAGGATAGCAGAGGGCGAGAGACCCGAGCCTCAAGCAACAGCGGCCAATGGCCGGAAAGCTGAAAAATCACGATTGAGGGTAGAGGCTGGTAGGTTGATTCTCGAACGTCTTGGACCCGATGAACTGAAGGCTTACAAATAAGAATGAAAAGAATAGGATTTGTCATAGAGGAAATTGTTGAATGGAGCAACTTGAACGAGGCTTTCGACACGGTTGTTTGTGGTACGAAACGCAAGCAATCGAAAGAAGGCCGCTGGCTCATTGCACACCGTGAAAAGTTCTTGCGTGGCGCGGCCGAAGAAATAAAGAGCGGCCATATCGACCTTGGAAAGAGCCATGAAACGGATATTGTTGAGGCTGGAAAGTTGCGACATCTTCAAATCTTCGAAATGAAAACCCGCATTAAGGTTGCCGCCGTGATGATTCCCGTTGATAGGCATTTGCGGAAACGATACATAAGAACCACCGCAAGCAGTATCAAAAAACGTGGTGTTCACGACCTGAAAGCCTATATTGAGCGTGATATAAGACAAGACCCGCATGGAACAATGTACGGCTATAAATTCGATATTAGCAAGTGCTATGATACCGTTGTGCATGATTTTGTCCGTTATGCGCTCGCAAGGATATTCAAGGATAAAAAACTGCTGGGCATATTTGACCAATTCCTTTCCTCCTTTGAAAATAGCGTGTTTGAGAAAATGTACGAAAAAGGGGTCGGCATTTCGATGGGATTGCGCTCCTCTCAAGGTTTTTTGAATACGCTTTTATCCGTATTCCTTGACCACTATATGAAGGATAGAAATAGAATAAAGCATGACTACCGTTATTGTGATGATGGATTGACACTAAACGGAATGAAGCGTGTTCTTTGGAAACATCGTGATATAGTGCATGAGCGGATAGAGAGTATTGGCCAAAAGGTAAAGCCAAATGAAAGGGTTTTCCCGATTTCCGAGGGTTTGGATTTCCTTGGTGTTGTAATTTATCCAACACACACTTTAATGCGCAAGCGGGTGAAAAAGAACTTCGCCCGCCGCCTTAAAAAGGTAAGAAGCCGCAAGCGGCGCGTTGAGATTGTCGGCTCCCTTTGGGGCATGGCCAAGCACGCGGATTGCTGGCATCTGCTTGAAAAATTGTTGTTTAGAAAAGAGTTTGTCAAATTAAAACGAAAAGTTATGAAGGACTTTGGAACTGCAAAGAGCGACCCCAAGACCATTGACGGCAAAAAGAGCTTCAGAGGCTCAAAAATCAGCGGCAAGGAATTGGAGCATAAGCCTTTTATCGTGGTGGACTACGAGACGGGCGTAATACCTAAAATCGAGAGCGACCGCTACAAGCGCGAGGTGGACGAAACGCTGGCCAAGGGCGGCGACACCAAGCTGGTTAAGAAGCCACGGCCAAAATACGTGGTGAGTATCATCTACAACGGTCAGTTGAGGAAATTGTGGACGGGCGACAAGGAGAATTGGGATGAGTTAGACCGCCGCCGAGAGGAACCCGATGGCCTCCCGTTCTTTTGCTCGATGGAGACCGACTACACGGGTCAGTTCCCGAAATACTCCTTTTGTTCGGCCACGGCGTTGGGCTATTCGATGCCGACCGATGCGGAGTTGGAATCATTGTATCAAACCCTGAAAATCAGATAAGCCATGAAAAACGACTTTTACAAGGTGTATGGTGCCGAGGCAGCGCAAAACGGCATCATCGTATTGAGCGAAACCCATTGCGTGATATTCTACGGGTACGGCACGGATGACCTTGGCGGCTGGAATTGGCGCAAGGACTACGATCATATCCCGACCGTGGCCGAGGTGCGTGCCGACATTGAGGCGTTGGTGAACGACCGAACCGATGAGGTCATCCTGACGGGGCTTCGATGGAACGGGAAACCCGTGTACCTCTCCAGCGAGAACCAATTCAACTTCAAGGCGGCACACGACTTGGCCGAGGAAACGGAAGGTGCCATCTTGCCCATCAAGTTCAAGCTGGGCGAGGATGCGGACGGGGAACCCGTTTACCACACCTTCACGAAGGTTGAGGTGCTGGCCGACTTTGTGACCCATATCTTCACCCATATCCAAACCACCATCAAGGCGGGTTGGACTGAAAAGGATTCCATCGATTATTCACTTTACCAAGTTGCAGAGCCATGATTACATTGTATTGGGATAACACCGAGAGGGATATCGTTTCCCTGCAAGTTCAGGAGAATGACAGCAGCTATCGGAGCCGTGGCCTGATGCAGCGGCCGCAGTTGGTGTTGAAGTTCTCATTGCCGACCTACCGCGAAATCCCCGTGGGGGCATATTGCACCTATCAGGGTGAGACCTTCAGATTAATGTCGCCGCAGAACATTAAGAAGCAGGGTACGCGTAATATCGAGTACACCCTGACGATGGGGACATATCAGGACAATATGAGCCTCTACAAGATGAGGAACACCGTGGACGGGCGGCTGAAATACTCGATGTGCAGCACTCCAGCGGAGTTCATCGCGGAGATTGTGGCCAACATGAACGCCCGTGACGGGGCTAATGTTTGGAGCGTTGGGGATTGCATCGACACCGCGCCAAAGACGATTGAGTTCAACCACACCTATTGTGACGCTGCCTTGTCGATGGTTGCGGATGAGTTTGAAACGGAGTGGGAAATCGTGAACCATGCCATTCACCTTCACCCCGTGAAATACAACGAGAACGCCCCTTTGCCGCTGTCATACGGCAAGGGAAACGGATTCGTGCCTGGTGTTGGCCGCACGACCCCCGTAGGAGAGCAACCCATCAAACGGCTGTATGTGCAAGGCGGCAACCGAAACATCGACCGCTCGACCTATGGCTACCCTGATTTGATGCTGCCCTTCGACCAAACCCTTCAGTTTGATGGTGAGAAATTCGAGGATGAAACGGGCTTCGATTCCACCAAGGCACGGACTTACAAGTCGGATAAGCAGGGGTATTACATTGAGCGCATTGACGAAAGTACGGATTCATCGAAAGAGGATTCCATTGATTGCTCCGACCGCTACCCGTCAAGGGTCGGCACGGTGTCAAGCGTGGTGGTGGTGGATGCCAGCCGTAACTTCTATGACTTCATTGATAACTCAATCCCAAACGACCTCAACTATACGGATTGCCTGATTGATGGCGAAACGATGACGGTGATTTTCCAAACGGGTATGCTGGCCGGAAAGGAGTTTGATGTCAAGTACCACCATTCGGAGCGGCGTTTTGAGATTGTGCCGTTTGAGTATGACGGAATCACGATGCCTAATAATACATGGATTCCAGCCGTGGCCGACACTTACGCCATATTCGGCTGTATGTTGCCCCAATCCTACATCTGCGACAATAACGCCAAGGAGGGTGCCTCATGGGATATGTTCAGGATGGCGGTGCGCTACCTCTATGCCAATGAAGACCAAAAATTCACTTTCTCGGGCAAGCTGCAGGCCATGTGGTCGAGGGCTAATTGGCAAACGATTAGTCCCAAGTTGGTGGTGGGTGGTTATATCCATTTCAGCGACACCCAATTTGCGCCCAGCGGCACGGATATAAGGATTATCGGGATAAAGGATTATTTGACTGACCCATACGCCCCGACCATCGACATTTCAAACGGCATTGTCGGCCAATCCGTGACCACCACGCTTGTTCAGGTTGGGTGTCAGGAGGTGACGATTGGAGAGGCGCACACCGATTCAATCAACTTCACCAAGCGGCGTTTCCGCGATGTGATTGATACAATGCAGATGCTTCAGGAGTCGCTTTTGGAGTTCTCGGAGGGTATTAACCCAATAACGGTGCAGACCATGCAAGCGTTGATTGGTGATGCCAGCCTTCAGTTCGTTTTCACGGATGACAATGATGATATATGGCCTCCTTATTCGGTGTTCGTTATGAATAACTCCACGAAGCGTTTGAATGTGGTGAATCCCAGCACGGCCAACCCGCAATCGCCTTTGCTGTTGAAGCATTCGGAGTTGGCAAGTATCATTCACCCTGACCCGCCACAATACATGAAATGGGTGATGACCACAAACAGTTTTAATGTGGCCGGTTATCCTGACCAAGGATATTATTTATATGCAAAATGCAGTAGTGTTGATGGTGTTGGTACGGGTGAGTTTGTTTTGTCGGCCACGGCAATAGCAATGGAATCGGTGACGGGTTATTACCATTTCCTCGTCGGCATCCTTGGCAAGGAATATGACGGGGAACGGAGCTTTGTGACGCTGTTTGGCTTCACGGAATTGCTGCCTGGTCGTGTGACTACCGACCTGATTATAAGCAGTGATGGGTTGAATTACTTCGACCTTGTTCAAGGCCATATTCAAGCCAATAGCGCGTTTATTCGTGGAACAATTAGAAGTCCTTTTCATAATGTCGCTGGCGAAGTTGCTGCATATCAGAAATATGACAATCTTATTACACATGATAGGGTTGATTATAATGTATTGTTAAGGTGGCATCCTGACCAATCGGGAAGGCATATTACAATCGTTGGAGGTGGGCATTTGATGACCCCTCCTTCAGGAATGTACTACTTCAAAGATGGCTGCAATATGACTAACGGATTTTCATTTGGCACGGTGTCGTTAGTAGGTTATGGGACGGAAACTGATTTTTATGGATGGATTATTGATAACTACACTCCGTGGGGAATTGATATTGTAGGTGATAACGAATACTTTGGCAGTCCTTTTAGGGTAATGGCAATAGGTGCCTATCATGTTGCAAGCGGCGGAGGTGCAGTTGTGAGGCCTACCATACGAACTTTTGATGGCTCTGAGGCCGAGATAACAAAGAACAGCGTTGGTGATTATACCCTTTCCGTTTCAGGCGATTGGTTTGCCCACACCGAGACATTCCCAAAAAATATAATAGTGAATGCGTTGGCAGCAGAGTGCATTGCCGTTTGCACGGGTATGGCTTATAACTCGACTGATGATACAATGGATTTTAGCATATACATTACGCAAAAAGGGGCGGCCTATGATTGCAGTTTCAATTTCCTGCTATTCCAATATTATCAATTGTAAATTAAATAATTTCAAAAATGGTACTTAATAAGCACTTTATTTATACCTTTGCGGCAAATTTTAATCCTAATGAAAGGGAATCTATTATGAACTTAACCGCATTCAAAGAAATGACCGTCTTGGTCGTAATCGCTTGTATCATCGTTTTCGTGGCCATGATGATTGACCTTGCCGCTGGGCTGTATAAGGCAAAGCAACGTGGCGAAATCCGCAGCTCATGGGGCTTGAAACGCACCTTGACCAAATTCATCACCTACGAGGGTGGCATGATGATAGCCGCTGGGGTGGATATGCTGATTTATGTCAGCCGCCTTTTTGAGCTGTTCCACCTGACCCCGATAGTGGGGATTCCCGTGGTCACCTGCCTGATAGGGATTTTCTTGCTGGTCGTGGAGTTTTTGAGCATTCGGGAAAAGTCGGACAAAAAGACAAAGAAGGATTTTTCGGAGGCTGGGGAATTGCTGACCAAGCTGTTTGAAAGCAAGGGCTTCAAGGATGCCATCGCCAAGGCAATAGAGGTGAATGCGCAGGCCGTAGTCGTGAAACAAGCGGATGAGGAGGTTGAGGAATGAGCTGGATTACCGAGAGCAATAGGATGAAGCATTTCCTATATGCAATCCCGTTGGGGTTGGTTTTCACTATCCTTTGCGTGCTGGGGTGCGCAAGCGGGATGGAGTTCAAAGACCGCGCTTGGGGCGGTCAATGGGATTGGCTCGATTGGCTGGCCACTATGTTGGGCGGGCTGGTCGGCCAAGCTGTCCAAGTGGGTTTGATTGTGCTGATTTACCACCAATAAAAACGAATGATATGGCAAAAGTAGAGTTATTGCTGCCTAAAATCCTGAAATGGGAAGGCGGCTTCGTGAATGACCCCGCCGACAGCGGCGGCGCGACCAACAAGGGCGTGACCATTGCGACCTATAAGGCATACCGCAAGGCTCACAATTTGAAGCCCCCGACCGTTGAAGACCTGAAAAAGATTACCGATGCCGAGGTGCTGGCTATCCTGAAAGAGTTCTTTTGGGATAAGATGCAAGCCGACAAAATCAACAGCCAAAGCATTGCCAACCTTTGCGTCAATACCCTTTGGGGTTCGGGCAAGGGCTACATCAAGACCATTCAGGGCGTTTTGGGTGTGAAGCAGGACGGCGTTGTCGGACCCGTCACGCTGGGCAAGATTAACGGCTGGGTGTCTCAAAAAGACCTTTTCGACCGCCTTTGGCAGCGTAGGAAAAAGTTCTTTGAGGATATTGTGGCCTCCAGCGTGAGAGCCTATGAACGCAAGATTGGCCGCAAGGCCACGGAGCGTGAACTCCTGACGCATACCAAAAAGCGTTTCATTAAGGGCTGGCTGAACCGATTGAACGACTTCCGCTATGAAGACTAATTTACCCATTCCATATATTTTCCTCTTGTTGGCCTTCGCCACGGCATTCCTCACGGGATGCCGCGGTTGGAGGCTGGTAAGGTCGGATGAGGTCAGGAAAACCGACAGTGTAATCATCCGCACGGAGTATATTCAGCGGATTGACACGGCCTATGTGACCATTGAGAAATGGATTCAGCAGGTACTGACGGACACCACTTCGACTTTGGAAAACAAGTATTGCATTTCCCGTGCCGAGATAACGGCATCGGGCTTGCTTTACCACACCCTTGAAACGAAGCCCCAGCAATTGCCCGTCCCCGTGACCACAACGGAAAAGGTGAGGGATAGCATCATCTATCAAGATAGGTATGAGTATATCAAGGAACCTTATCCCGTGGAAAAGGAGCTGACCCGCTGGCAGTTGGTGAGGCTGCACGGATTTTGGTATATGCTGGCCGCGTTGGTTTTGGCTTTGATATGGATATGCCGCAAGCCCCTGATGAAAATTATTTTGAGGGTTGCAAGGGGTGGTTTGTAAAAAATCGTACCTTTGCGCCGCTGATGATTACTTCATCGGTTGCGTTGAAAAACCCGCTCGGCCTCCGCTGGGCGGGTTTTCTATATTATGTCATTGAGTAGATTTGCGGCCTCCTCCTTCTTTTTGTCAATGATTTCCGCATAGATTTGGGTTGTTTTTATCTCGGTATGGCCAAGCAGTTTTGATACGGTGTAAAGGTCTGCGCCCTTTGAGAGTAGCATGGTGGCGTATGTGTGTCGGGCGGTGTGGAAAGTGACATGCTTACCCTTGACCCCAGCATCCTCCGCCCACTTTACAATATATCGGTTTACCATTGTGTTTGTGAGTTGGCAGAAAACATGGTCACCTTCAGAGGCGTTGCCCCTTTCGGGAATGATGGCGAGGTTTGGGATTGGGATGAATACGGGTTCCAATGTCTTTTCGGTGATAATGTGGACTTTTGTGATGCCGTTCTCGGTGACGATGTTGCTCCATGTGAGGCGCATAACATCGCCAAATCGAAGTCCCGTGAAGCAACTGAAAAGGAACGGCTTTTTTGCCTTTGGGCTTGTTTTGGTTGTAATCATTGCCTGCAGCTCCTCAATTGAAAGATAGTCGCGTTGCACCTTGCCCCGATGTGGCCGCTCGTCCTTTTCCATCAAACTGACGGGGTTTTGGATGATGAAGCCGCGCCTGACTGCAAAGTTTAGGGCGGCATTGAGAGTGCCAAAATAGCATTGCCTGGTAGTCTTTGATAGTTTGCCATCCATCCGCTTGTTTTCTGCGGTTGTCAGGTACTCGGCATAACCGATGCAATAATCCTTGTCGATGTCGCAAAGTCGGGTTCCTTTGCGGTATTCCTCCAAGGATTTTGCGGTTGATGCAACGGTGCGGTATCGGTTGAGGCTTTGGCTTTTCTTGCGTTTTTCCTCCCCGAAAATGAACATGAGTTCGGCCAGCGGCATTTTCGCGTATGCCGACCTATCAATTATTCCGGCATCACCATTGGCAAGTTCGATGATGCGTTTTGATTTGATGGCATTAGCCGCCCTCAAAGTGACCTCGTTTTGCTGTTTGTCGAACGGTGTTTTTTGTGGTATGAGATAGAGCTTCAGGAATTCGTACCTGCGTTTACCGTCCTTGTAGATATCAAGGTAGATGCTTCGGTTGCCATTGGCCAGCGTTTTGAAGCGGATTTTCACGGGTTCTTTTGCCTTTGATTTCATGGTGCGTTGATTGATTGGTAACAAACGAGTAACAAAAAAAATCAAAATCCATCATAATAAGGTGTAGGTGGCTGTTGGCAATTCCCTGACCTGATTACGGTTTGTTTTGATATGTTTTGAAAGTTTATGTTGTTGGTGGCAAAGACTATACTTTTACCCATTAGGTTGATTTTTAGTAATTTGTAAAACATTCATTTGTGATGGGTAACAAATCAGCACCAAAATCGGTGACTTTTACCCAAACATCTGCCCTTTTCCCGTCAAAAGCCAATAGGCTGAAACGTGACATTTTTCCACCAAAGGCAGCATCCAACCGACCTCAAAGAAGCCCCTATTGCGGTCTTTGCGTTGCATATAATAGTGGGGTTTCTCGATGCCGTTGTCCCTGCAGTAGTCGGTTATGCTGATTTGTTTTTCTGCCTTGCAGGTTTCCATTGCCTGAAAAAACCTATCCATGACGGCCAAGGTGCCTTCGCTGTAAACCCGCCGCCTACTCATTACCGATTTGAGTTTTGAGCCACAATGCCGTGTCTTGGAGATATTCAAGTTCGGTGGTTGGCTGGTTGGCTATCTTGGCACGGTCGATGGCCATGCCAATTTGCATGACGAGTTCGGAGGCCTTTTCCTTCAGTAGCCCCTCCTTATTTATATAAGACTTCATCAGGTCGATGAGGTAATACGATAGTTGGTTTGTTTCCATTATTGTTTCCTTTTGTAAACTTTTTCATTTAATACGCTCAAATCTTTGTCATGGAGCCTGATAGTGTTTTCATCGATGATTTTGTAGTCATAGAACTTTGTTTGGTTGAGTGCCCAAGTTTGGCTTGATGTGATTCCGTAGGCGTGGATTTCCTTTTTGTCGGGCTGGATTAGGAAATAGTAGTCCTCATGCTCCCAAGTGTCGCCGATGTAGCGGAAATCCCTTTGGAGGGTGCCGTGGAATGTCATGGCCGGCCAATCGGACGATGCGGATTGGATTTCGGTGGGTGCCTGATAGGCGGTGAATGTCAGGGTCTCGGCATTATAGGTGTCGGTGCTTTCCCATGTGCCTACGATTGAGTTCAAAACCTCCTGAACATCGGAGGGGAATTTGGGGTTGTCATCCTTTTTGCAGCCCGCCACGGCCAATAAAGTGGCCAATACGAAGATTATCCTTTTCATTTCATTTTGAGTTTATGCGTTCATAGATTGCCATCATGTCCTTCATTATTTCCTGATATTGCTCTTGGTTGCGCAGGAAACGTGACAAGATGGCCATTAAAATTGACACATCGTTTTTGCTTTCCTTGTAGTCGGTTCGGAAGGTCGAAGCCTCTTCATCGGAGAAAAACTCGGATGCTGGGATGCCCAAGACCTCCGATAGATTCACTACGGTGCTGATTTTGACATCGGCACCGTTCAGCAGATTGTTGAGGGTGGTTCGTGAAAAGCCACCCTTTTTTGCTATCTCGTCCTGGGTCATTCGGCTGTTTTCGATAGCAATTTTTATTTTATTGATATTCAGCATTTTATTTTTTTATTTGTAAACTTTATGAGATTTTTTTGAAAAAAATGTAAATTTTGTTGCACTGCATTGAAAACTTTATTGTACTTTTGCACCGCAATAAGAAAAGTTCTTGCGGCAAAAATAGTAAAAAAGTACCTAACAAGTAAAAATCACACGAATAAATAATTAAAGGTATGAGCAACAAAACATTTATCGAACTCTACAACGAGAGTAAAAGCAAGCCCACACCTGCACAAGAGTTTGTTTCGGAGGTGGCAAGAATCACCCACCGTTCCGAAATGACCGTGAGGATGTGGCTGTCAGGCAAGCAAATCCCCGATGCGCTTGTCCAAAGCGTAATCGCCGACCACTTCGGCGTGGACATGGCGGGTCTTTTCCCTAACTCTAACGAGGAAGGAGGCGGACAATGAATGCTGACGAAAGAATCATTCTCACAACTGCAATTGAGAAATATGGCCAATGGGCGCAAATCTTAATGTGCATTGAAGAATGTGCCGAACTGACAAACGCATTGTCCAAGCTGTCACGAAACCGTGTTACGGACACGGAAATCATCACAGAACTCGCCGATGTTTCGATAATGGTTGACCAACTCTCCATGATGTTTGGAGAGTCAAGAGTCCAAGAAGAACGAAAAAGAAAAATCGAGCGTCTCAAAGAGCGTCTTGAAAAAGCCGAGAAAGGAGATAGACCATGAAGATATTAGTAGTATTCAGAGACTGCCACGCCAAGCACAATCTTGTTTGGCCTGACGCTACCCCAACGGATGAGGATTTCGTGCGCCGCTATGCCGCCAAACGTGGCTGGCTGGTTGCCGAGAGAAAAAGAAAAGGAGAGTGTAAATGATTGAAGGGTTCAAAAACCGAGAGGTGGTTTGCGAGCCGCTACAATATACGGCGGCATTGCTTTCAGGCGAACTTCAACGCGAGTATGCCGAAACGGGAGCTATCACCCTGCCCTATGTCGAGCCAATCGAGAGGTTAAGGGATGACTACCTTTCCCGTGATTGGGATGCCAAGGATTTCCACAACGGCGATGCAGATGAAGAACTTGAAAACTACCTCAATTGGTTAGACCTTCAAGATGAAGACGATGAAGGAGGTTGTGTATGAGCATTGATGAAAGACTTGACCGTATTGAGAGGATGACCACGCTGGCCGCCAAGGATGCTTTGTCTATTGATGAGGTTGTAATGTGTTATGACCTGAAAAAGTCATTCCTCTATTCCCTCGTACACACCAAAAGGATTCCCCATTATAAAGTCGGGCGACTGTTATTCTTCAGCAAAAAAGAGGTTGAAGCCTTTATTTTGTCGAATAGGGTCAGCACCTTCGATGAGGCGGAATCGTTCGCAGCTACATACATAGCAAAGAAACAATTAACCAACTAAATATCAACGCAAGATGAAAAAAGTAATCATCAAGAAACTTTCCCTTTTGAATTTCAAGGGAATCAGGGAGTTGGAAATCAACTTCAATGAATCGGTCACGAGCATTTCAGGTAGGAATGGCTCGGGCAAAACAACCGTTTTCGATGCCTTCACATGGTTGATGTTCGGCAAGGATAGCGAAGACCGCAAGGCTTTCAACATCAAGACGCTGGATGCCAGCGGCAAGGCCATCGAGAAAATCCCGCATGAGGTGACGGCCATTATAGAGGTGAACGGCGAGACCGTGACCCTTTGCCGCCGCTTCAAAGAAAAGTGGGTCAGGAAAAGAGGCACCGCCACCGAGGAATTTACGGGGCATGAGGAAGAACGCCTCTATAATGACGTGCCAATGTCGGTGAAGGATTGGACGGAGAAAATCAACGCCATCTGCACCGAGGAAACATTCAAGTTCATCACCAACCCCAACTATTTCCCGTCACAAAAGAGCGATGTCCAGCGGGCAATGCTGATGCGTATGGCCGGAAATGTGAGCGATGAGGAAATCGCCTTCGGAAACGATGATTTCCAGCGTTTGCTTGACGGATTGACGGGTAAGACATTGGAGGAATACAAACGCGAGATTGCGGCCAAGAAACGCACCATCAAGGCCGAAATCGACACCATTCCAGCCCGCATCGAGGAATGCAAGAGATTGATGCCTGAAAGCGAGAATTGGCAGGAATTGGAGGCCGAACTTGAAGGCAAGCAGAAACTCCTTGCCAAGGTTGAAGGCCAAATCAGCGACAAGGCCACGGCGTTCAACGAGGCCAACAACGAGAGGATGAAAAAGTCGAAGCGTGTCGGCGAACTGAAGTCCGAGAGGATGGATTTGGAGTTCAAGATTAAGGAAAGAGTCCAAGCCGACTACAACGAGCAACGAAACAAGCAGCTTGCCCTTCAAAGGCAGGTGGCCAACGATGAAATGGACTTGCGTAACGAGGAAAAGATGTTGGCCGGTTACGAGGATGAGTTTGAACGCCTGAAAGCCAACAAAGAGACCCTTATCAAGGAATGGCGTGAAATCAACGCAAGGCAGCTCGTTTTCGATGACAACGCCTTTGTCTGCCCCACCTGCGGCCGTCAGTTGGAGATTGACGATATCGAACGCAAGCAGGGCGAAATGACGGAGAAATTCAATGTAAGGAAAGCCGCCGACCTCGAAGCCAACAATCGCAAGGGTCAGGCCATGAAACAGCGGATGACGGAGGTTGAGGCATCGATTAGCGGGTCAAAGATGGAGATTGGCCAGCTGGAGGAAAAGATTGCCAAGGAAAAGGCCAACGAACTTTACACCGCCACCCTGACCGCACCCGATGCCACCCCAGCGATTGAGGCCGATGCCGAGTACCAGCGACTGACTTCCGAGATTGAGGCTTTGGAAAAGGAATTGGCCGTGCCTACGACCGCCCCCGACACGGCGGAGTTGTCGGAGAAAAAGAAGCAGTACGCTGCCGACATTGACGAAATAAAGACCAAGCTGGCCAAGCGTGACACCATCAACCGCACCAATAAGCGAATCAGCGAATTGGAAACCCAGCTTCGCACCCAAAGCGATGAATTGAGCGGCCTTGAAGGGATGGAGTTCACGATTGCCGCCTTCTCAAAGGCAAAGATTGAGGCCGTGGAAAGCCGTATCAACCACCTTTTCAGCATCGTGAAATTCAAGATGTTTGACCAGCAAATCAACGGCGGCGAGGTTGAGACCTGCGAGGCCACCGTGGACGGTGTGCCCTATTCCGACCTGAACAATGCAATGAAAATCAACGCTGGCCTTGACATCATCAACGCCATTTGCAAGTCGGAAGGTGTGACCGCCCCCATTTTCATCGACAATGCGGAAAGCATCAATGAGTTGATGCCGACCGAATCCCAAATGATAAGACTTGTCGTCACGGAAGACGACACCCTAATAATTCAATAACCTAATCAAATCGTTCAACAATGGAAAACAACACACAAACCCAAGCGGTTGCAAAGCAGCAACCAAAGCCCGTTGATATCCTTAAATCGGTCATCAACGCGGAAAGCGTACAAGAGCAGTTCAAAAACGCCCTTGGTAACAATAAGAACGAATTCGTGGCCTCCCTGATAGACCTCTTTACGGGCGACCCTAATCTTCAAAAATGCAAACCTCAGGCCATTGTCACCGAGGCATTGAGAGCCGCCACCCTTCACTTGCCATTGAACAAGTCGTTAGGCTTTGCCTATATCCTACCTTTTAACAATAGCGTGAAAAGGGTTGATGAATTTGGCAAAGATGTTATTGACCCTAATACACATAGACCAATTTACGACCAAGTTATGACACCCACTTTTGTTCCTGGATATAAGGGATATGAGCAACTTGCAATGAGGACTGGTCAATATAGATACATCAATGAAGGTGTAGTGTATGAAGGTGAGTATGTGAAATCAGACAAACTCAGCGGTATGATAGACCTGAGTGGAGAGAAACAATCCGATAAGGTTATCGGTTACTTTGCTTATTTTAAGCTGTTAAACGAAATGGAAAAGGTAATATACATGACCGTTGAAGAAATGGCCAAGTATGCTAAAAGATACGCTCCTTCATTGAAGTTTAACACGAAGGTGACCGTTCCAATGCTTGTTAAACTCGCCAATGAGGAACCCAAAACCAATCAAGTCGGCTGGCTTGGCAATTTTAATGATATGAGCGTAAAGACCTGTTTAAGAAGGTTGTTATCAAAACATGGGTTCCTCTCGGTTGAAATGCAACAAGTCATATCAAGGGAAATTGATAGTGAGAATGCCGCTTTGGTTGGCCGTAATGAGGCGATTGCTGAAAACGGCAACGCCCAAATCATTGATGTGGAATCTATCACGGTAGAGAATGTCGATGAAACAACGGGGGAAATAAAAGATAATGAGCAAAAACCCGATTGGGCGTAATGATGGAGGGACTTGGAATGAGAATGACGTGCTTGGGTTCAGGTTCATCGGGTAATTGCTACCTTTTGGAGGCCGCTGACGGGGTTTTGATGGTTGAGGCTGGTATTCGCTTCATTGAGGTGAAAAAAGCCCTCAGATTCAAGATTTCGGGCGTTGTAGGCTGTTTGGTGACCCATGAGCATAAAGACCATTCCAAGTCCCTGAAAGATGTCATCGGATGCGGAATCAGGGTGCTTGCCTTGGATGAGGTTTTCCATTCACAAGGCATCACCAATCGGGCATTCTGCAAGTCGATTGAGCCGATGCACGGCTACAAAGTGGGCGGTTTCAAGGTGTTTGCCTTCCCCGTGGCTCACGATGTGCCGTGTGTCGGCTTTGTGATTGAGCATGAGGAAATGGGCAAGTTGCTATTCGTGACTGACACGATGATGCTGGAGTACCGCGTCCCCAGCCTCAACCATATCATGCTGGAGGCCAACTACGCCGATGATATTTTGCAGTACAACATAGAGAACGGCATCGTCCCCTTTGCGATGCGTGACCGCCTCCTTCACTCACACATGGAGCTGGAGACGGCCAAGGGCATTATCGCGGCCAATGACATGGCCAATGTGAATGAGGTGATACTGATTCACCTTTCAGGAAACAACAGCGATGGTGGCCGCTTTGCACGGGAGATTAGTGGTGTGTCGGGAAAACCGACATACGTGGCCACTGCCGGAACGACATTCGACCTATCAAAGACCCCATTTTGATATGAGGAACGTGCCTAACGATATGGTTACAACGCTGCTTCGGTGCCTCCCCATAATCCTTGACAATGTGGATGCGAGCAAAGGCAGTACGAAGCTGGCAAATGCAATTAGACTGACCAAAAAAGAGATTACCAAACTTCAAAAAATCGAACAAGATGGAAAACAACAACAAAGAACTGAAAATCAGTGCGGAGAACGCCCTGAAAGCCTATAACGCCACCGATGACAACGGCAAGGAATTGCTGGAGCATCTTTTTGGTAGAGAGGTATTTGCACCCAAAAACATCATGGAGAGGGTGAAAACATTTGAGGATGCAGTAAAGGTTCTCGGAGATAACAATGCGTCCGTCAATCAATACTTGTTTGTCGTCAACTGGCCTGAAATGGATGAGACGGGTAAGGATTTGCTTGCCTACCTCAAACTCCATATCATCGCCGAAGCCCTCAATGAGGGTTGGAAACCCAAGTTTGACGGCGAGGAACGCCGCTGGTACCCATATTTCTACATCTATACCAAAGAGGAATATGACCGCCTCGATGAGGATGACAAAAAGAACTGCCGTGTTGTCGGCCGTGCGGCCGCAGCGCCGGCGTGTTCGGCGGTGTCGTTTGTGCGTTTGCGCCATGCGTGGTCGTGGTCGGGTGCGGCTTTCGGTTCCCGTCTTGCCTTCAGGACGGAGGAATTGGCGGAGTACTGCGGAAAGCAATTCATTGATATTTGGATGGATTTCCTGATTGGGTGATGGCTGGCTGGATAAAGATAAGTCGTGATATTGTCAACCATTGGCTTTGGCAGGATGCAGAGCGGTTGAAATGGTGGTTTGACCTCCTTCTTATGGCAGCATGGGAAGATAGGCAGACCATGCACGATGCACATTTATTCACCTTGCGTAGGGGGCAGATGGTGGCATCTGTCTCCTACCTTTCCGACCGCTGGGGAAAGAGCCACCCGACAATCATCCGATTTTTGAAGATGCTGGAGGATGAAGGGATGATTTATAGGCAAACTCTTTATAGGCAAACACCAATCATAACTATTTGTAACTACGACAAATATCAAGTTGCCTTTGATACCCAAGTTGACACCCTAATTTATACCCAAATTGACGGGCAAGTTGATACCCAAGTTTACACAAATAAAGAAAATAAAGAAGATAAAGAAGATAAAGAAGTAAAGCCTTTGAAAGAAAATCAAGAAAAGAAAACCACAAAAATGCAATTTGAGCTTGCGAAATATGGCGAAGGCTGGGATGCCTTAATTGGGCAATGGTTGGCCTACAAGTCGAGCCGCCGCCAATCCTACAAGTCTCAGGCTTCCGTGGATATCCTTTTCAAGAAGTTGCAGAACCTTTCAAGCGGCGACCTTGAAAAAGCAAGAATGATTGTGGAGCAGTCCATCGGCAATAATTGGTCGGGATTGTTCCCCCTGAAAGATGTCGGCTTCGGCGGTGGCCAAAACCCCATGCCTGGCCGCGAGGTTATAGGACAAAACTTTGAAAATAGAGATTGATATGGAATTTATGAGCAATCCAAATTTCGCCAAGTTCTCCGATGTGTGCAAGGCCATTCAGACCCGTCCCCGCTTTGCCCTTCCCTTTGATGTGAAGGATATTGCCAACGCCCTGAATGCCGCCTACAACGCCGAGGTTGCCGCCCGCAACTGCAAGATGGAGGCTGGCGATGATTATTTGGCCAAGGTGCGCTCCGTTGCCGAATGGTCTGCCGATGGCTACGGCCGTGTAGGTTTGTTGCTGTATGGGAATGTCGGCACGGGCAAAACCACGATGATGTACGCCCTTTGTAGGGTCATCAATTACTTTGTGAGACCCGCATACAACGAGCTGGTGATTGATGAGGACTACAAAAAGGCCATCAATATCGTGAGGGCAAAGGATGTGGTCGATACGTACCAAAACGACCGTGGCCTATACGATAGGATGTGCAAGGTGAGCTTGCTGGCCATTGATGAGTTCGGCATTGAGGCAATCGATGTCAAGTCGTATGGCAATAGCAACGAGCCTATCATTGACCTCCTTTCGATGAGGTATGACCGCCGCCTTTGCACGGTGATTTCATCGAACCTTGACCTTGCCGAAATCCGAAACCGCTATGGAATCCGCCTGCAGGATAGGTTTGTGGAAATGTTCAAGATGGTTGCCTTCAACGGAAAATCCTACCGAAAATGAGAATCAACGACACAAAAGAGTACTTCGGAAAGTCCTACACGGCAGTTGAATATGTCGAGCCGATGGACTTCCAACCGACTGACGATGACCCGCAATGCAAGATTTGTGCGGTCGAGCCTAACTACTGCAAGATGCAATCCGAATGCCATTCCAAGGAAAACCCATTCGTGTTCGTCAAGTCAGACTACGCAAACGCCATGAGTATCGTGGCAATGTTATACCAATAATCAAAACAAAAGGAAAACAACGCAACTATGAAGAAAGAGTCAATCAAATTGATGTACGTGGATTTGTTCTGCGGTGCTGGCGGGACCAGCACGGGCGTGGAAAAAGCGATGTGGCACGGCGAAAAGTGCGCCCGTGTGGTCGCTTGCGTGAACCATGACCCGATGGCCATTGCCAGCCATGCGGCAAACCACCCTGAAACGATGCACTTCACCGAGGACATCAGGACGCTGAACCTCGACCCGCTAATCAGGCACCTTGACGGATGCCGCAAGAGATATCCAAACGCCTTGGTCGTTTTATGGGCGAGTTTGGAGTGTACGAATTTCAGCAAGGCCAAGGGAGGCCAGCCCCGCGATGGTGACAGCCGCACCCTTGCCGAACACCTATTCAGGTATATTGACGCAATCAAGCCCTCTTACATTCAAATTGAGAATGTGGAGGAATTTATGAGTTGGGGCGACCTTGACGAACATGGCCACCCCGTAAGTAAGGACAAAGGCCGTTGCTACGTGAAATGGTGCAATGAGGTCATCAGTCGTGGCTACCACTACGATTTCAGGCTCCTGAATGCCGCCGATTTCGGGGCATATACGAGCCGTAAGCGGTTTTTCGGTCAGTTTGCCAAGGATGGGCTACCCATTGCCTTCCCCCTGCAGACCTATTCGAAAAACGGGGATGATGACGGTGGCCTTTTCCAATTATACAAGAAATGGAAACCCGTGCGCGAGGTGCTGGACTTGCAGGACGAAGGCGTGAGTATTTTCGTCCGTGAAAAGCCCCTTTGCGAAAAGACCTTGGAGAGGATTTTCGCTGGGCTGGTGAAGTTCGTTGCAGGTGGAAAACAGCAATATGACGCATGGATTTTGAAATATAACTCGATGAATCGAGACGGGAGCCACAACGCCCCATCGATTGACGAACCATGCCCCACCGTGGCCGTGCAAAACCGTCTTGGCTTGGTGAAGGTGCAGTACCTATCGAAATACTACGGCGGTGCCGAGGGTAAAAGCATCGGAATTGATGAGCCATCGGGAGCCATCACGACCAAAGACCACCATGCTTTGGTGTCGGCGCAATTCATCGATTCATACTACGGCAATGGCAATAACCATTCCATTGACAAGGCCGCGCCGACCGTGACCACGAAGGATAGGCTGGCCTTGGTGACACCCAAGTTTCTCGATATGCAGTATGGCAACGGAACGCCGATGTCGGTGGATGCTCCAGCCGGAACCGTGACGACTAACCCGAAACACATACTCGTTTCCCCTCAATGGATTATGAGTACCAACTTCAACAATGTAGGCAGCTCGTTGGATGAGCCTTCGCCCACGGTGACGGCAAACCACAAGTGGCATTATTTGATGAACCCGCAATTCCAATCGGCTGGTGGCAGCGTGGACAAACCAGCGTTCACCCTGATTGCCCGCATGGATAAGATGCCGCCGTACCTGATTACCGCCGAGGGCGGTTTGGGGATTGAGGTGTACGACACCGACAGCCCAATGACGGTCAAGATTAAGGAATTCATGGCCGCATACGGAATCATTGATATTAAGATGCGGATGCTCAATATTCAGGAGTTGAAAAGGATAATGGGCTTCCCTGACAATTACATCCTCAAAGGCAGTCAGGCCGACCAAAAGAAGTTCATCGGCAACGCCGTGGAGGTGAATATGAGCCGCGTCCTTTGCGAGGCTCTTTGCAGCGGATTAAAGCATGAAAGGGTTACGGCATGACACAAGACGAAAATAGACAATATCAGGAATTGCTGGAGGCCAAAAAGACCAAAAGGATTGAAAGCGGCTTCGATGTGGATGAGGCCGGACTGAATCCCCGCCTATTCGATTTTCAGCGGTACTGTGTGAAGCGGATGGTGAAAGAAGGCCGTGGTGCCGTGTTCGCTGGTTGCGGCAACGGTAAGACCCTGATAAGCCTTGAATGGGCTACCAAGGTGGCAGAACATGAAGGAAAGCCAATCCTGATACTTGCCCCGCTGTCGGTGAGTAGGCAGACCATCAAGGAGGGTGCAAAATTCGGGTACAAGGTGGATTTGTACCGCGATATGGATGAGGCCACGACCATTGCCATCACCAACTACGAGCAGATTGAAAACGTGGATATTTCCCGCTTTGTTGGTGTGGTGCTGGATGAGAGTTCAATCCTCAAGAACTTCACGGGGTATTACCGCAACCTCCTGACGGAGAAGTTCAAGGGTATGCCTTACAAGCTGTGTTGCACGGCCACACCCAGCCCCAACGACCTGAACGAGATTGGCAACCATTCGGAATTCCTTGAAATCCTCGATTCCCAAGACATGAGGTCGAAGTGGTTTGTCCGCGAGGAGGGTATGAATAACTACCGCCTCAAAGGACACGCCAAGGGTGATTTTTACGGCTGGATTGCATCGTGGGCAATCATGTTTGAAAACCCTGCAGATATCGGGTTTGTCGAGACGGGAAAGTTGTTCAAGCTGCCCGAGCTGACGGTGACTGACCACCTTATTGAGACCAAGCCCGAAGACGGCTTGCTGTTTTCAACGGGGATTGTGAATGCCACCAACTTCAACATGGAGTTGCGCAAAACCATGAATGAGAGGCTTGAACTTGCCGCCGAGATTGCAAGCAAGGCGGATGGTCAGGTCATCATTTGGATTAAGCAGAACCAAGAGGGCGACATATTGGGGAAACTGATTCCTGAAGCTGTCGAGGTGAGGGGGTCGGATTCCGATGCCGAAAAGGAATCAAGGTTGCTTGACTTCGCCGAAGGCAAGTTCCGCATCCTGATAAGCAAGGCCAAGATTTGTGGCTATGGAATGAATTTCCAAAACTGCGGCACGCAGATCTTCGCTTCCCCTGATTTTTCCTTTGAGGATTACTACCAGCAAGTTAGACGCTCGTATAGGTTCGGGCGCAAGGGCAATGTAAATATTCATTTAATCATAACGGACACAATGACAAACGCAAGGGCAATCGTTGAAAAGAAACAGCAAGCATTCGAGGAAATGGTGCGGGAAATGAACCGCAACGTGAACGAGAACCGATACGGCCTCCTCGACCATTACGAGTATCGGGAATACAAGGACGATGACGTGTTTTTGATGAAGGGTGACACCACCATCGAAATCAAGCGCGTCCCCGACAATTCAGTGGATTTGATTATCTACTCCCCGCCTTTCAGCTCATTGTTCACCTATTCGAATTACATCAACGACATGGGGAACAACGAGAGCCATGAGGAATTTTTCAAGCAGTACGCTTTCCTTTTGAAAGAGTTGTACCGCATACTGAAGCCTGGCCGGTTGATGTGCTGCCACACGAAGGATTTGGGCGTTTACAAGAATTCGTCAGGCTATACGGGAATGTATGACTTCACGGGCGAACACACAAGGGCGGTGCTGGCCGAGGGTTTCAAGTTGCATTCCAAGGTCACGATTTGGACTGACCCCGTGCTGGAAATGCAGCGGACAAAGACCCAACGCCTCCTTTACAAGCAGGTGACTTCCGATTCCTCAAAGACGGGCATCGGCATGGCCGAGTACATCACCATCTTCAAGAAATGGGATGGGAACGAAGAGGATTGGGAACCCATCGTAAACCTGAACCGCGACAACTTCCCGCTGGAGACTTGGCAGAAGTGGGCTTCGCCCGTGTGGATGGACATCAGGCGTACCGATGTGCTGACCGCCAGCGAAGGCACGGCGATGGGTGATGAAAAGCACATCTGCCCCCTGCAGCTCGGCGTGATTGAGCGTTTGGTGAACCTTTGGAGCAATGAGGGCGAAACCGTCTTCACCCCGTTTTTGGGGATTGGCTCGGAGGTGTATGAGGCAGTCAGGAATAACCGCAAGGGTATTGGCTGCGAGTTGAAAGATAGCTATTTCGATACAGCAGTCAAGAATATCAAGATTGCAGAATCGAAAAAGTACCAAAGAACCCTTTTTGATTGATTGGCCATGAATCACAAGCCCAATATCAAACAATGCTGGAAACGCGCCGTGGTGGGGATTAACCTCACCACAGGCGAGCGGCATGAATGGCCGAGCGTGAGTACCGCCGCCGAGGGTTGCGGGATGCAGGCTTCGTGGTTTGGCCACCTTTTGAGAGGTCACCAAGTGGCTAACGGCTGGCTTTGCGCCTATGCCGATGACCAAGATTGGGTCGCCGAGCGGCTGGAGTACCTGAAACGGTCGGGTAAATACAGCATGAATAAGAACAAGGGCAAAGGCTCTTCCACCAAGGGCAAAGTCGCCTTGCGGATTGACAGCCGCACGGTGATATTCGTTTGGCCGGAGGATGCCACGCCCGAATATGCAGAACAATATCGTAACAAAATCAAAGGAATAGAGAAATGAAAAACAAGACAACAATCGCATGGACTGAAAGAACGTGGAACCCGATTACGGGCTGCACCAAGTATTCAGAAGGATGCCGCCACTGCTACGCAGAGACGATGGCCAAGCGGCTTCAGGGCATGGGTCAAAAACGCTATGCCAACGGCTTCAAGCTGACACTTCACCCCGAAGCCCTGAATGAGCCAAAGAAGGTGAAGGAGCCTTCGATGTTCTTTGTTTGCTCGATGGCCGACCTCTTTCATAAAGATGTGCCGTTTGAGTTTGTGGATAGGGTCATGGAGACGATTGCGGAATGCCCGCAACACACTTTCCAAATCCTGACCAAAAGGATTGAAAATTTGTATTGCTACCTTATCGAATGGCTGGATTACCCGTTTCAGTCAATCCCTGAAAACTGCTGGATTGGAACAACGGTTGAAAACGCCAGCGCGAAGGAAAGAATCAAGACCTTGGCGGAGCTGAAGGATTCACCCGTCAGGTTTCTTTCGTGTGAGCCTCTTTTGAGCGATTTGGGCGACCTTGACCTTTCGGGCATTGATTGGGTCATCGTGGGCGGTGAAAGCGGCTCACAAGCCCGAAAAATGCGGAAAGAATGGGTTTTGAACATTCAACGCCAATGCGCCGCGCAGGGTGTCCCATTCTTTTTCAAGCAGTGGGGTACCTGGGGCGAGGATGGAATCAAGAGGAACAAAAAAGAAAACGGATGCCTGATTGATGGCCAGCTTTATCAGGAATGGCCGAAGGCATGGAAAGGAGGCCAGCAATGAAAAAGTGTGAAGTATGCGGCAAGGAATTGCCTGAATCGGAGTTCTCAAAATCCTACAAAAAGAGGTGCAAAAAGTGTGTTGCCGAAATGACCAAGGCAAAGCGCAATCAAGCACCTACATTTAAGGATTTGCAGGAAATTGAAAGTACATCCGCAATGGCGGCTTTGTGTAGTATGGTTGATTGCATTGGTAAGATTACCGATGCCTTTGGTAAATTTGTAGATACACTAATCGCTGAAGCTGAAAAAAACGGAGGTGCAAAATGAATATGAATCAAAGACAAAACGCCCGCATTGAGTTTGCGGGTAAGGCCATACAGGGGCTTGCTTCAAATGCAGTTTACATGGAGGCTATTCAAAACTATCTCAAAAAGCATGGGAGGCGTGACCTTGAAAAATTGGTCGCAGAGGATTCGGTGAAATTGGCTGATGCCCTGATTGCCGAACTTGAAAGAACGGAGGTGAAAAATGGATAACGAATTATATCATTTCAGAAAAGAGTACCAGCTTTGGAAGGCTTGCGGAAAAAAGAGCGATGATAGGCCAGCACTTGAATATGTCTTATTTGACAATGGCTATGCCTATGCAAGTAACGCCCACATCCTTGCCAAAGTGAGCCTCAAAACCCTTGCCTACTTGGATGATGACGACTACATGAAACTCAACGGATATTGCATTCATGCCGATGCGTTGAGATTGTTGAGCCATTACGACAATATTCAGATTGATGACGATGGCGAAACCGTTTCAATCGTCTGCAACATCCGAGAAAATACCCTGACCTTTGGGCTGACCCCCAAAAAGAGAATCACCCCGCCGGATTATGAGGCCGTGCTTAAAGCCGAAGGTGAACACATGCCGATTGAAAAGATTGGCATCGAAAAGACATTCCTCAACAACCTGACTGATGCAATCGGATTGAAGCGCGTGAAAATGGATTTTTACAGCGAATCGTCCAAAATCATCGTGACCCCGATTAACGAGGATTATTTGGATGTGAAGGGCTTAATCATGCCCATTATGACTACTGGAACATTGGATTTATAATAAACTGAAAATTAACCTTAAAATAGTAAAGAAAATGACTCGAATAATCAGAAACAACAAAGGCACCACCATCGTAAGCGGTGGCAGAATGACCATAATTGACGGGGAAGTGTTGGTTGACGGCAAGCCGCTTGACGAATTGAAGTGCATTGACCCCGATGAAAAGCAAATCAATATCACAATAGAGGGAGATGTTGACCACCTCGATATTGAATATTGCAATAAACTCATCGTGAATGGAAACGCCAAGCGTGTCAAGACCAACCAAGGCGACATTGAAATCAAGGGCGATGTGGAGGGCGATGTTCATACCAATATGGGTGATGTTACCTGCGGCAATGTTGAAGGTGACTGCCATACCAATATGGGCAATATTCATAGAAGATAGGTTCCTGAATTATGAGAAAGCCCATATCAAAGGAAATGCGCCATTTGGTGTATATGAAATACAACGGCCATTGCGCCTATTGCGGCAAGGCTATATTCAAGGATGATATGCAGGTTGACCATGCCATACCCCTCGCTGGGGTATGGTATGGCAAGGATAGAAAGAAGGTTGCAGATATGATTGAGGATGATTCAATCAATGCCATCGAAAACCTGATGCCAGCTTGCCGAGCTTGCAACTACTACAAAGGAGTTGGTGACATTGAGCAGTTCCGTTCAAGAATCAAAACGCAGCTATCACATTCCTGCATAGATACTTTTCAAGCCCGCCTTGCGATGCAGTTCGGGATGATTGAGTACCACCAATGGGATGGAAAGTTCTACTTTGAGAAAGAAGGTTCGAAATGATAAATCCAACGGACTATATTGTCAAAATCACCCTTTACAAAGGTTATTATGCCGATGCGGTTGTTTATTACAACTACGCAATACCTCACGTTGTTTTTTCAAAATACGAGTGGTATTTCGATTATTTGGCGGCTTTGGTAAAGGTGAGATTCCCGCATGAAAAAGTTGAATTGCTGAAATCCCAGCAAGGGACAAAACCGTTCCTTGCTGGGAAAGACTACATCGAAAAGAAATCCCAATCCCTATTGAAGGCGAAACGGTCACAATTGAAGCAGTTGGAAACAAAGGGCTTTGATGATGATTTGTTTTCTTTCAAGGGTCAGGAAATCGAGGAAAAAAAAGACCGAATCAGGAAAGAGATTGAAGACTTGGAAAATGGCAAGTTCAATTATTGGTTTCCACCTACTTACATAAACCGAATTAAAGAATTATGCAAATGAAAAAAAGTACCTACCCCATCACCCTATCAAAGAAGTTCCCTGCCAATCACCCACGGCACGGCCAGCCTACCGACTTCAGGACGAAGTTTGAGGAACGGGCAAAAATCCATACCATTCGGGCGAACTTCCCGCTTTGGAAAGATAGGTTTTCAAGAATCTTCGTGGGGAATGCCGTTTTGAGCATTCGCCAATGGTCAGAAAAACCCTATCACAGCAAACAAGAGCTGGTTGCCGACCTTTGCATCAAAGATACAATCGGCATTCAGGAATTGAGGTTCGTGGATGGCGACATCAACAAGCCCCATATTGTCAAATACCCTGACCAACTCATCCCCGTGACCATCTACGACCTTGCCACCAATGACGGCCTTTCGGTTGAGGATTGGCTGGATTGGTTCAAGGGCTACGACCTTAACGAGCCGCTTGCGGTCATACATTTCACCGACTACCGATATACCTAAAACCAGCGATATGGATGAGAAAAGAATAGAACGGGAGTTCACCGACCAAGAAAAGGAATACATGCACAGCTTGAGCGGATGCGTTTGGACTTTCGTGGCCATTGTGGTCGGATTGGTTGTCGGCGCAGTATTGAGTACTATACTATAAACCCAAAATATTATCATCATGGAAGAAAAGAAAGAAATGACGCTCGGCGAATTGATTTATTCCGAGCAATTCCAAACAAGATTGGAAAAACGAATCAAGGAATGGTTCAAGGCCTATGACAAGGCAGTCATGGACAAAGGCGGCAATGTGAAACGCAACCCGACCATGCGGCTCCGTGAAATGGGTGCCGAAAAGCCCGAAAAGATGACGGAGCTGTATGTGGGCATCATCGACCACAAGTCGGACTTGTCATCCGAAATGCGTGAGCGGGTGAAGGCCATTTGCGAGCCGGTACTGAACGCTTGCCTGGTTGAGTACATGAAGAAGTTGAAGGCCGAGGAAAAGGCCGAGGCCGAGAAAAAGGAGGCTCAAGATGGAGGCGAAAAGCAAAATTGAGACCGACATCAGGGGGATGATGTTCCCTGACGGCAGCTCCGTGAATACCATCGCCACCTTCAAGGATGGAAAGAACATGGAGATTATCATGTATGTAGTGAAACGAGTTCATAGAATAACCAATAAAGTGAATTATTATGGCATCAGTCAATATGGCAATAGTGGTGGGATTTGTGGGTGACACCCCGCGAATCAACACCCTTCAATCAGGGCGCAAGGTGGCCTCGTTCTCAATGGCCACCACCGAAAAGGGCTACACGGCGCAGAACGGCACCACCTATCCCGACAAAACCGAGTGGCACAACATAGTGTGCTGGGGAAAGACTGCGGAGGTGGTGGAGCGGTTCGTCCACAAAGGCAGTCAGCTCTACATTCAGGGAAAGATGCGGACACGCGCCTATGAAAAGGACGGCCAAACCCGCTATTCCTTCGAAATCGAGTGTGAGACCCTGCAACTGCTTGACCGCCGCGCTGACGGCCAACAGCAGCCCCAAGCGGCCTACCAGCCCCAGCCACAACCTCAACCGCAGTACCAACCCCAACAGCAAAGCTGGGATGACCCAATCCCGCCGATAGGCGACTTGCCGTTCTAAAGCTATGAGACACAACGAGAGCGAAATACAGCGGAATTGTGTGAAGTGGTTTAGGCTTCAATATCCGAGGCTGACCCTGAACCTTTTCGCCATTCCCAATGGTGGTGCAAGGTGGCGCACGGAGGCTGGCATTATGAAGGGCGAAGGTGTGACGGCTGGGGTTGCAGACCTACTCCTTCTCTACCCCGCCAAGGAATACCACGGCCTTGCAATTGAAATGAAGACACCCAAAGGCACCCAGCAGCCATCGCAAAAGGCATGGCAGGAGGCCGTTGAGGCTGTGGGCTACAAATATATTGTGTGCCGCTCCGTTGGTGACTTCATCGAGCAGATAAACGCTTATTTGCGTTGAATTTCCTTTTTTTTGAGCGAAAAGGGTACTTAATAAGCACCCTTTTCGTATTTTTGCGGCGAATATCAACCACTTAAATCTCACTAATATGAAAAGTTTAACGATGAAACTTGGCGGATTGGTAAGGCTTGCCGCCTTGTTTGTCGCGCTTGCCTTCTGCATGACGGGAGCTGCGCAAAGGCCTTACAAGTACGATTCAGGCCACAAATATTCCTTGCTGTCGAATTGGACGCTGGGCGTTGCTGGCCAATACTCAAACAACCACGGCGTTTCCGATGTTGGTATTAACGTGCTGGCAACGAAGCGCATTGGTGACTATTGGCGTTTGCGCTATGAGGCCACCATTAACGGATTCCGCAACTCGGAAACCTTTGACCGCTATGGTACGGCGATGGCCGGTGTCTCCATTGATTTCCTGAATTGGATGTACCTCTTTGGGGATGTTGGCGCGGTGGTCAATCCGACCATGACGCAAAAGATTGGCCTTGCGGCTGACGCTGGCCTTGGCCTGAATGTGAACTTCGGCAAACATTCAATGCTTTGGCTGGAGGGCGGCTCGGATTTGGTTCAGGATAACGCGGCCTTCGAAAATACCTTTTTCGCCCGCCTTGGATATTCTGCAAGGCTGGGAATCACCGAGGGCGACCGCGTGGCCATCGACATCGACAACAATATGCGAAGCACCTACGGCGAAATGAAGCAGGAAAACATCTTGCTGAAATCCGAGGCCAAAAAGAAGGATGAGGATAATGCGAAACTTCAGGACTTGCTGGAGCGTTCCACCGCCGCCTTGGAGCTTGCCGCCCAAAGGCTGAATAATTGTCAGGCCGAAGTGCGTGAGGTGACGGAGAACTGCAACAAGGCCAATGATGAGCTGATGCCGATTTTCTTCGACTATGCGAGTTACGATATTACACCGATTGAGGATGCAAAGATTGAGCGCATTGCCGAGTACATCCTGACCCATGAAGGCGAGTACCGCATAGAGGGTTACAGCAGCCCCGATGGTAACGACTACAACAATCAGAAGCTGTCGGGTGACCGTGCCTTTTCGGTGTATCAGTCACTTATCGCCTACGGTGTGCCACAAGACCGACTTATCCCGATGGCCAACGGCGTGACCTCCAAATATGGCGGCGATTCGCCGCTTAATCGTATGGTAAAGGTTTCCAAAGAGAGTTATGGCCAATAACAGCGACATAGAATCAAGGTTCGTGACGATTGGCCTTGACCTCTTGGAGCCTAATGACGGGCAGCTTGAGGGTTTGCCCGCCAATCCCCGCAAGATATCGGAGAGCAAGATGGATTTGCTGAAGGCCAACCTGCAGCAATACCCTGAAATGCTCTCCATGCGTGGGTTGATGGTCTATCCCCTTGACAATGGCCACTATATCATCATCGGGGGCAACATGCGCCACCGTGCCATGATGGAATTGGGCTACGATTCAGCCCCTTGCATCGTGGTACCGAAGGAAACCCCTATCGAGCGGCTGAAAGCCTATTCGGTCATCGATAACAACGGATTTGGCAAGTGGGATTGGGA